ACATATTGGGGTTCTACTGCTAATTGATTTGCTCTATTTGTTTCGTTTTTTTGCATTATGATACTCTTTCTTCAGTTTGTAATGTTGTTCTTCTACTCATAAATGTAGAGCAAATAATTGAAAACTTTTCACCACTACCAGTCTCAACCCTACCACCAATTAATTGGTCTTCGGTTACATTATCAATTTCGAAATATGCATCATTGTGATAAATAATATCACCAATTTCAGGATAAAAGTTATTATCTTTCAATGTAAATCTATTGAAACGAAATTTTACATTTTGATTAGCATCTGCACCAAAACCTTCGTAATTAGCTGTGGTATCATCTCTTTCGATTATTGAAGTAGTTTCAACTCCTTTATAATAAGTTTTGTTTAAAGATTCACCATAAAGATTAGTTTTACTTTCACCTATAATTAATTTGTATAATACAACAGTAGTTTGAATGACAGCATCAACCAATTCGGCAGATATTCCTTCAAAGAATCTTATATCTCTATCTAATGCAAATCTAGCCATATTTTAGTTTAACCTATGTAAATTGCCAATGGAATCTTTTGTAACATTTCCTGCGTTTGGGTGGCTTCTGAATTTCTATATTCAAACTGATTTTTTCTACTAAGTTCTTCCAAAGTTTCTCTCAGTTGAGTCATTAGATTATCCTTCTCAGTTTGTGCTTCTGCTCTTAACGCACCCCCATCCAAACTTATCTCAGAACCTGGAATTGGAATAGTAGAATATTTTTCTCTAATCGCTCCTAATAATTCTTTTACTAAAGCAAGTGTATATTTTCTAATCCATTGTCTACCAACATCATTTATTTTTCTATATGAAATAAAATCATATTCCACATCAGAATAATCCGACACTACATCTGCTTTAACTATTGTTGAATTTGCAAAGTATTCATCTCTAACTATATAATCAAAATATAAAGTTGTTATCAATGATGTGCTTGATGGAATTGGAAATATTCTTATTTTATTATTTACTATATTAAATGTAAATGCTGATTTACGGAATTGATCGTTAAATTCAATTGCTTGAATTCTTAACATATCTTCATACATCGGCATTAGAACAAATTGTGCAGATGGTGAAAACGAACCGAATCCGAACTCATCAATTAGGTTCAATGTTCCTTGTCCACTAACTGAATATGGATCAAAAAATCTATTGATTGCTGGCGTTGCTTCGTGAAATACTCTTGTTATATCAATTTTTTTACCACTCTCACTTACATCTGCAAATAAGGTATCTAAATCATATTCCTGCTTACCAATTTCCAATGGAATACTTCCCTTCTTAATATCAGTATTACCACCAACTCCAGCTTGAGTTCCATAAGAATCCGCCAACCCAACCAAATATGGTAGATTAGTTCCTTGAACCATTTTTTGAGAATAGTTCGTTCCTATTGGTTTACCTAACAATGAAGTTAGATTATTTCGGATATTAAATTGATTTACTTGAGCAGAGTATTCAGATGCTGCTTCTTCAAAACAGGCATAGAAATTCTCATCAATAAGTTCCACATTTTGGATAGGATAACCTAATCTTCTAGCACACCAAAGTGCTACTTTAGGAGCATCATCTCCAAAAACATAATCATTGTCATAGATACCAAATGGTGTCTGACCTGGGAAAAATGATGATGAGCCTGGATATATTAAAGGTTGTATCATTTATAGATAATTTGAGTTACCTATAAATATAAAAAAATTAAAGAATAGTGTTTAGAATCGGATTATCTAAAATTATGCCACTTGCGTTACTGTCACAATTACCGATGGTGTTGCCGGTCTAGTTGGTGATACCTGCGTTCCCTTATATTGCAATTGTCCGTTTGCCGTTGTTTTTGACCAATACAATTCTACATAACTTCCGGATGTAATTGGAGTTAAGAAGTTTAATGCTGCCACTTGGAATCCACCACCACTTACCTTTTCAATAGAGAAATCCGTATTTGAATTAGCTATATTAGAACCTGTCATAGCAAACCAAACAGAAAAATCACACGACTCGTTTGAGGTGGTATGTAATTGTGCTGAAAATTGAATGTTATATAATCCGTTATTTTCTACATAAATTCTAGTTGGAAATCCACTACCATTATTACCAACATATATACCTTCAAATTCAGGAACCGGCACTTCCAACTTCATAGCGTATGCCGTATTAGCAGAACCAGTTTGAGTTTCTAATGAAGCCCATTGTCCGTAGTTGAATTGTTTGTTACCATCCTTATAGATAGAACCACTTACATATACTGAACCACTTATATATTGTGAACCATTAAATTGATTTGAACCAGTTGTTGGTAAATTACGAGCTCCATTTATACTACCTGTTAAATTAAAATTACCACTTTCTCCAAAAGTCCATTCTCTTAAAGGAGGTCCGGCTTTGATTTTCAATGTCTCATTTCCTACACCAAGTATAATTTGTGAGTTTGGTGCTACATTTTCAGCCGAAGTTCCAATTCTAACCGAATAATTTTCATCATCCGCATATATTTCACCAAACCCATTATTTAATTTTAAGATACCATCATCACCTAATACTATACTATGTTCACCCACTTTAAGTTCTACAGAAGCATCTGAACCAAGTTGGTAATCTGGACTTTCTATAGTCAAAGGATATGCTGGATTAAGGGATACAGATGAACCAAATGCAATAGTTCTAAAAGACTCTCCAGATGGGACATAATTACCAGTTACCGTCCTTATTGTACCATCATAAAATCTAATTATCCATCCATTTTGTACTCCACTACTTTCTGCATTATCAGCTACAATTAATCCACTACCATTCAAACCAGTACCACCATAATAGTCTTGTGCAATTGTTATTTGTGTACCAACTGTCTCAACACTACTACCTGAAATTATATTGCCTTCAAATGTTAAAGTAGAGTCCAACAATATGGATGTACCGGAAGTTCCACTTGTACCACTTTCACCGGATGTGCCACTTTCACCAGAAGTTCCAGATGTACCATCTACTCCACTCGTACCACTTTCGCCAGATGTGCCACCATTTCCAGATAAACTTGTATAAGTTACTCCATTTAATATAATAGAACCAGTCATTAGTAAAGAACCAGTTAAATTAATATCACCATTAGTAATGTTTAATGAACCAGAAGTTAATCCGCTACCCAATGAATTATATCCAATATTAATATCACTAGGAAAATAACTTTTACCATCATAATCAAATACCCAATTAGATTGGAATGAACCTGATTTTTGAACTAATATTGCTGCAGTAGGTCCATCTGAAACAGGATATGAATTTAATTGATTTGCAAAAAAGGATGCATCATCAGATACATTCGTAGGATTAGTAATAGCTCCAATTAATAAAGTTCCATCAGATGTTAGAAATAGTGGAGCTCCATCAGAACCGGTTACTCTTAAACCAAAAGAAGGACCTCCAATAAAATTTACGTCTCCTATTGTAAGTGAAATATCACCACTACCACTTATTGTTTGAGTTCCAGTAAAAACGTTAGAACCAGTTGTTGCCAACGAATTACTATCTGCAAATACCGAAGTACCAGAAGTTCCATTTACACCCGATGTTCCAGATGTACCAGCTACACCAACTACATCAGGTAAGTGAGATAACGATACTTTACCATCACCATCTAACGGAGCGTATCCATTTACTTTTCCTCTATTTATTTTACTTTCAAACATTTTCTATTGTTTTTTGGAAATATCTTTCTATTCTTTTACTCAAACGAACTCTTACATCTGTTTCGGTTCTGCCTACCACATCGTATGGTAATAAAAAACCAAAACTTAGGAAAACTCTTCTTGATTTGAATTCGTTTGTCCAATGTTTGTATAACGATGCTTCAAATCCGTATAAATCACCTTCATTTATAGTTATAACATCTTTATCTAAAAACAATTCGTAATCCTCTGATAAAACACTTATGTTACATTTATAATTAACATATCCTTCAACTGCCGCATCATAGTGAGGATTTATCTTCCCACCACTATTCATATCTACCGCTTGTAAGAAGATATGATTTTTAGGAAAATGGAATTCTTTTGCAATCCTATCAATGATACTATGAATAAAATCAGGTAGTTTCTCTTTTGAAACATCTGATACGGATTGGAACTTTGTAATATAATTTGTAAAAGGTGTATCCGAAATATCGAACATATAGGATTTACCTTTTAGTTCTTTTGATAATTCCGAAAGATGATGATTAGCACCATTACCACTATGGTCAATCGAGTCTATCCAATTTATTATTTGTTTAGACTCGGTAGGTGTAATAAATCCCCTTTTTATTTTATAATTACTAAAATCCAAAACTTTTTCCAATTTTTTTCAAACCATACTTTGCTAAAAACTCTTTTGGGTTCATTGCCTCTATTATAGTTAATTCAGCAGAACTCATCATCTGATTAGCTTTTTCTTCGGTAACTGCCATTACACACAATTTGTGAGTTGCAGGTAATTCTCCGCTTGGTGATAAATCTATTTTTAAGATATTATCATTTTTCATTTTTTCTCTTGCTTGCTGAACTTTTGATTCTTCGCATAATATACATATTCTCATATTTCTTTCGTTTTATTAGTCTATTGCTTCGGTGATGGCTTGAGTTATATAGAATTGATTACTATCATCTAACGCAGTTAATACAATCGTTCCATCAAATCTTCTTTGAATAGTTTTGTTATAATTTCCATAAACCATTGGGGCTGGGTGTAATTCAGTAACTGTTAATACTAAATCAGTAGTTCCACCAAATGAACCAGATGCTATTGTTATAGTATCATCCACTTCGTATAGATTTCCACTATTTGTAATTGCAATATTACTAACAATACTTGATGCAACAGTTACTTCAAATACCGAACCCGAACCAAACCCTGCAGTTGAACCAGTTAAATCTGAATAAACTCCATCAGTTCCATCGGTTATCGAAGATGATATGGTATTGATTACCCCTAAATATGTGGTAAAATCATAATCATCCAATTCCGTTTCTATTCTATTATATTGGAAGTCATTACCTATTCTATTGTATGTAAATCTATCTCCAATATTGTTATCGTAGAAGTATTCTCCGATTATATTGTCAGTAAAACTATTTCCAATTACATTACCTCTATACGAACTGCCACCAAATCCAAAACCATCACCAATCATATTATCAGTAAAATCATTTCCAATTTTATTACTTTTGAAATCATTAGCAATGGTGTTATCAATAAAATTATTTAATATAAAATTCTCCACGAACCCATTACCAATATTATTTTCAATAGTATAATCACCAAATATGTTACTGATACAGCCTTCTCCTATATCGTTTCCGGTAAAAATATTACCAATAGTATTACTATTAAACCCATCTCCAATTTCATTTCCTACAAATGCATAACCAATTTTATTTGAGATAAAACTACCTGAAATTAAATTTCCTTTCATCTCATTACCTATTTGATTGTACTCAAACGATTCTAGTTCACCATTATTTACTATTGTATTCGATTCAAAATCACTTTCAATATTATTGTGTAAAAATTCATTATTAATAGTATTATCGTAAAAACCACTACCGATTACATTATCCTCAAAAGATTGGCTAACAATATTATCATAAAAATCATTACCGATTTTGTTTCGGGAAAAATTCGTATCACCATAATCATCAGACTCTCCTATATCGTTATTTCGAAAACTAGAACCTATTTGATTATCTTCGGTCCAACTGTAAAAGTTATTATTATAAACTTCATGTCCTATTATTGTATTACCTAAGAATGATGAAAAGAAGTTATTATTATAAACCTCATCCGCTATTGTATTTTCTCTAAATTCATTGTAGGTCTTATTTCCGTAAAAACTTTCACCTATTCTATTATCACCAAATTCACCACCTAACACATTATTATAAAACCCATTAAGAGTATTTTTACTAAATTCATCAAGTATGATGTTGTGGTCAAAACCTCCGTTGATTATGTTATAATAAAAATCATCATCTGATGTGTAGAAGTTATTATAGAACTCACCATTAATGATATTGTAATCAAAATCATCCTCATCCTCATCTCCAAAATGATTATTGTGGAACTCACCACTAACTGTGTTGTATCTAAAATCACAAACAATTATATTATTGTAAAAACTATCTTTGATTATGTTATTATCAAAATCGTTATTAATAATATTATTATAAAATCTATCCATAACTATATTAGAGTTAGAACTAGCATCATTAAATGTGTTATTTCTAAAAACTTGTGAGAATGAATTATCTCTATAAGTGTTTTCACCTTTGAATACATTGTTTGGTAATAGGAAAGTATTTTCATCCCATACCGTAAATGCAGCCGTATTTGTAGATGTGTTATTAAAACAGTCTCCTATATACTCAAAGGTTGGTATTTCTATTGAAGCTGAATTAGATAGGATGTTATTTTGTTTCCAAGACACTCCTTCTAATAGATTTGCATCTAACAAACGAGTATCACTAGGAGAGTTATATCTACTTCCAGTAACAACCATACGATAATCATCTTCAATTGATACGATTTCATAGTAAAATACAAGAGGGTCATTATTGATATTCAAAACACCAACAACACTTCCAGTTGTGAAATTTTCAAAAAATGTTCCACTACCGGTGATAAAAGCAAAACTACCAGATTCTTCAACAGAAATAGTTCCATCATAAACATCTTCAGAATAATATGCATCATATCTTTTGAAAAGAACTTCTCTGAAATCGTAATCCATTTCGTTTCCTTGATTATCTTTTCTATATATAATTCTACCAAATGCAGGACTATCAGTTACTTCGGTTTGATTAAATGTAATATCGTATTTAATATTATCATTTGGATATTCGGGTTGATATGCATCTGATGCCAAAGAACCGGAGTCTAATGCGAATACAATTATAGGTGAAATACTACCTGTTCTATAATTACCAACTTGAATTGAGTTACCATAAACATCATAATCCGGTTGGTCATAACAAGTCCTAAAATCGGTAATCTTATAGTAAGTACCAGGTGTTAATGAATCAGTCGCTAATGAAGCGGTTAATCCATTATAAGTGGTTTCTACTAATCCACCACCAGCTCCACCACCGGTTAGATTACCTTCACTATCTTTTGCTTTGATAGAGCCATTTGTTGTATCTATAAACAAATTATACCCACCTTCTAATGGAGTATCTAAATCTGCGGCTACTTGCCCTTGTAATTGAATGTATTGCATATTTTTATATTATTGTTCCTGTTCCGTCTATTGATGAATTACCTATTAATATAACTTCTCCACCCACACTTATCTTACCATTATTTTCAATAACACTATCTTTAAGTAATAGATTTCCACCTATAAATAGTGTTCCTTCTTTTTTGAATGATTTGTTTGCGGAGTATTCTACTTCTTCATCACCACCTTCAATTAATAAAAATCCGTTTTCTAAAATATAATCTCCCGAAAAAGTTAATTGTTCTGTTTTTCTTATTAAATATGAATCGTATGTGTTATTCCAATTTGTATTTGCTGATAAATTTGTTAGTTGTCTACCATCTCCTAAATAAGCCGATGCTGTTAGTGCTGCCGTATATTTTACAGTCTTTTGTCCACCAGCATTATTCTCAATTGAAAATGATGAAGTTTCTTGCGTTACCGCATCTACGAAAATAATTGAACCTTGTGATATATAAAGGTCTTTCCAAGCATTTGATGGTGAACCTAAACTAAATGAAGATGTGAATGTTCCTTGTCCAGTTGCCGGTACTAATGAACCACTAATTAGGATTGAGCCACTTATAACTTGCTCACCTCTAAAGGTATTCGAACCTGTGATTGCAAATTTATTATTTAATGTGGCTTGTGATGCTGTATAATCATTAAAAGAAGATGTTGTTACTAAGAAAGATAAATCACTATCTTGTGCAGAATCTCCTTTTGGTCCTTGAACACCAACCGATGATATAGTTACTTTTGTTAAATTTTGTGTTACTTTTATTGCCATTTTATCTCGTTACGTTTTTAGATAATTTAACTTTACCTTCCAATAATCTCGTAACTTCACACCCTTTAACCACTTCTAAATCATAAACTGCTTCACCAAAATCTAATAAAGATGATGAATATGCTGATATATAGATACCTATTGAACCACTTTGTATTGGTGTTATACCATTTGAACCACTTAGATTAATACCCGTTCCACAACTATCCGAAAGTGATGATGATAGTGATAACAATGTTGTTGTTGACTCTACGTGCGGACGTATTTGCATTCTCGCATGATAACCACTCAAATCAATTGCCGAACCACTTTCATCGGTCCAATCAATTTGAAAATTAGTTGTTGCTCCTTGCTCTATTACAAATGAGTATCTTCCTGCTGCCATTATAATTGATGTTTAATACTTATAAATATTGTAAAATTTAGTAATGGAAAAAAAAGCATAAAAAAAGAGGAATAGTTCCCTATCCCTCTGATTTTATAATAAAATTTTATTTTTGATTCGGGTCTTCCAAATTTTTAATATATTCATCAATTAATCGACTAACCGCTTCCGGCTTTTCATCTGCCTTAAATTTTACTTTAATCTTAGCCATACCAGCTTCACTTGGATTGTAACCGGAATCAACCTCAATACCTTTGATATTGTGTTCGTATCCCTTTTTCTTAAATAACCCCAATAGAGATTTTTTAAGATTGGAAACTTCCTTTTCTTCATCACCAAATATAAGTCTACAAGAGAACTCAATATCTAATTCTTCCAACCCAATAGATGAGTGGTCTGCTAAAATATAAAGAGGAACAATCATATCCCTACCACCTATATTAAAGGAAGTAGTTTTGGGTGTACCATCTTCATTGAAATAGTTTCGGAGAGCATTAATATGCTGTCTTTCACTTATACCTTGAGAAACCATGGCGGCCTCTAACAGACCGCCAACTAGTTCCTCTACATTTAATCTTGCCATAATATATAACCTTTATTGTTTAATTATTACTTAGCTGCAGTACCTTCTCCGAATGGAATTAACGATGGCTCTAACATTTGAGTTAGGTAATCAGATAATTTCAACATACCTTCAGTTGCTGGTAATTGCTCAGCATGTACTTTTACATTGTATTTTGCTGAGTTATCAGTTGAACGAGTGTTTTCTTTGTTGGTTGAAACTTTACCTGCTACTTTAGCGTTAAAGCTCATTCCCCACCATTTTCCACCTGCAGACATTTCATAGCTGTTTTCACTAGCTGATGTATCCTTCGATGCTTCAGATGTTTTAACTTCCATAGCGAATTCGATGTCCGCTGATGTAATAGCCAATGATGGTAGTGGTACTAATGGTAACATTGGAACTTTACTATACAATTTTTGTATTTCTTGTTCACCTGTATCTGCGTTAGTAACAACACGATTCATTTCTACGTCTAATGAACGAGCAGATGTTTTACCTGTCTTTTCATCTTTTACGAAAGCAACTTCAGAAATGTACTTCCAAGTTACTTCATTTAATTTTGCTTGCCCTTTAGCCATTCCAATAATAGGAGAAACAATTAGTTCTTCTATTGGAAGACCTGCGAACTGGTCTGCGATTGATGCCATAAAATTTATTTTTTTTTATATTAGTTTAACGTAACCAAAGTTGTTTATAAGTATGTAGTATTTTTTGAAAGCAAATAGCTTTATGAAAATTTAACCATACCCTTATATTTCTTTTTTATTTTATCTATTTCCGAAATTGCTTCCGTAAAACTTTTTTTAATTTCTTCATTTACAGTAAAATCCATTATAACTTCACAATGTGGGCATGCCATCACTGGATGCTTTATAATAAATTGTAAAGTTAAACCAAGTGGTTGTTTACATGCGGGGCAGGGTAAAGCCATAAAATTCTACTTTATTATAAGTATAAGAGTTTTAACAAAACCGCATAAAAAAGAGGGATAGTTTCCTATCCCTCTAATTCTATAAAATTAAGTTTCTATTAAATAGAAGCTAAATCTTTAACAAAAATACGACCGTAGTACTCAGGACGAACCATTTTCTTAGCGTATCTTGTCATTACACCTCTACGAGGAGTAAAGTTTGTTGGGTCATACACCAAAGGAGTCATAATTAATGGAACGTATGGTGCGTAAACAGCTCCAGTTTCCAAGAAGTTTGAACCTCTGAATCCTAACAAGATTTCGTTTGAAGTCATGTAAGGGTTTTTGTAAACAGTGTATCTATTAGCGATAGCACCAACTTGCGTTACACCAGCTGCGAAAGATGCAGAATCCTTATCAGCGTTCACTGTAAATGCAGGAATCGATTCTAAGATAGTACATACATCAGGAGAAGCAACAACGAAGTTAGCTCCACCTCTTAATGTCAATTGGTGAATTTTGTTAGATACTTTGTTTAATTTAGTACCTAAAGTTTGGAACCAAGTATTCTTTTGGTAAGCCATTCCAGTTGCTGCTCCAGACCATACGCCTGATGCTGCATTGTATTCTTCACCAATAGTTGCTGACCAATACTCAGTAGTTAAAGCGTTTGATTTTAACATATCTAAGATTTCTAAGTCAATCTCTAAAGAGATATAATCAGATAACATAGAAGTTAATTCCGCTTCAGCGTCAATTGAGTGGTAAGCGTTCAAATCTTGCGCCAATTCAGGAGTCCATACTGCTTTCAACTTACGAGTCTTAGCAACGATAGCCTCTGATTTCAATTCTAAGTCAACCTCAGGAATATCGATATCAGTTCCGATTGTTCCTTCAGTATCTGCTCTTTTACCAGAGTTTTTACCATCTTCAAAATCACCTCTAGAGTAATCATTTGGTACAACTGAGTAAGTTAATACTACAGTTTGTGCAGCAGTTTTAGCAGTTTGTAAACCAGCAGATGCTGATACGAACATTACTAAGTTAGCTCCAGATACTTTGTGGAATTGATTTAAGTTAGTAAGTGAACCACTTGCTACGTTAAATGAACGTACACCATCTAAATCAGCTGTTGTTGGAGCTGTGAAAGTTGCTTTATGCACTTGTCCAGCTGCTACAGAAGCAGAAAGTTCAGATGTAAATCCTACATCAGCCCAAGATGCTGAAGTATAAGTGATTGCAGAGTGAGCGAAAGATGCAGTTACATCATTTACTGTGTATCCGAATCTACCTTCACCATATAAACCATTTTCAGCTACTGCAGTAGTACCGAAACCAGCACCAGCAGCAGAATCTTGTCCGTTACCACCAAAAAGTGATTTTCCAGAGAAAGTTGGGTTACCACCTTGAGCAGTACCATATTTGAAATCCAAATAGAATACAAGTCCAGAAGGTAAGTTCATAGGTTGTACACTAACGAATTCTTTAGAAGCAATCTCACCGAAGATTCTTCTTACTAAAGGTAAAGCTACACCGCTCCACTCTTCAGAGTTTGCACCAACACCAGTTTGTGTTGCTTCATCAAGCAATTGTTTTGCTTGGTTTTCCAAAAGTACAGCCATTGCACTTTGGTCTTTTGTCTTTAAGCCTTCAAGAAGTCCAGTTTTTTCCCATTTTGATTTAAGTTGACGAGTTTCGTTCAACATAACCGATTGTGGGTTCTTTCCTTCCATTAACTTAGATAAATCGAAATTTGCCATTTTATTTTTCTTTTTTAATGTGTTTGTTAATAAATAAATTATTTAATGTTTGCAAGTTCTTTGAATCTTGCAGCCATTAGATTTGTGTTCTCAGAAATGATTTCTTTCTTAGGTGCAGTTGAACGAGTTGGCTTAGATGCTACGCTTTCAGCGATTGCTCTTTTAGCTTTTCTTTCAGTACCTGTAAAGTTCATTGATTCTGATAACGTTGCGAAAACTAATTTTACTTCTCTAACAGAAGTTGTTCTGTCAAGATTTTCTACAACTTTACCTTTTTGCTCGTTAGTTAAATTATAACCTCTAAACAATTTGTTAGCGTAAAGTAATTTTGCGTTCAATAAGTTTACTTCGTTGATTGTAGATTGTAATTTTTTGATTACTGAATAAGCTTCTTCTAATTCTGCTTCTAATTCTGCAGAGTTATCAACAACTTCTTCTTCACCTTCAGTTACTTCCTCATCATCCCCGTAACCCATTTCTCTAAGGATTTCCTCTAAGTCGATTTCATCTTCTTCTTCAGATACAGGAGCTTCTTCTTCAGAACCCATTTCCATTTCTTCCTCTTCAGCTACAGGAGCTTCTTCGGGAGCAATTTCCATTTCTTCTTCTTCAGTTACTTCCTCTTCTTCAGAGTCCATACCCATTTCAAGTTCTCTGATGATTTCTTCTAAATCTAACTCATCTTCACCCATCTCATCTTCTTCAGACATTGATGCGTCATCAGCGTTAGTCGGGTCATCATACCCTTCAGCTTCTTCCATTGCTTCTTCAGAGTCCATTTCTGTTTCCTCTTCTTCAACAACATCAGTAGCTTCTTCTTCATTGCTTACCATAGCAGTTTGTTCTTCGTCATCACCCATGTCTAAATCCATTGAGTCCATCTCTTCTTCCATAGTTTCTTCCTCTTCACCTTCCATTTCAGCTTGTAGCTTTCTTGATAGGATAGATTGTAAACGTGGAGTAAAAGCTTCCTCTAATGCGATTTTAGCGTTAGCGATAGCGGTTTCCCTTACAGCCTTGGCATCAGCAATTGCTTCTTTTAACAATTTTGAATTTGCCATTTCTTTTACCGTGTTTTTTAAAATTTTCTGAAGTTATTTGAGGAACCTCAATGTAGTTGGTTTTGAATTGGTTGTTCGGTAACTACACATATAGGTGAGTATTCATTAACCAATAAACCCATAAGAATGGGTTATTAACAAAGATAAATATACATATTTTTTAGAAAACGATAAAAAATGTATAATTTTCTTTAGTTTTTTTTAAAATACATAAAAAAAGATGGATAAACCACCTTTTATTAATACGATTGCCCAGTATTTATATTAAATTCAGGTATACCATAATATGCAATACCTACACCAGATGATTGTGTAATCTCAGTTATACTACCGAATACATCTACTCCAGCTGGTATTGTATTTAAACCAAATGAACCAGATATTTGTGAAGCATTAAATTTAAGGTCAGTTACTGTAGCTGTTACCGTCTTATAACGATATACATTACTAACTGTTAATTGCCTAGACCCACTTATAATTTGAGCCCCACCTAGCCCATACGCATGTTTGTTAGAATCGATATACATAATAAAATTGTTTTTTAATATAGTTATTTTTTTAATTTTAAACTTCTTTGTGCGTTGGTTAAACCATCAATGATTGATTGCAATCCCCCCTTAACACCATCAGTATCTTTATCTTTAACTCTCTTATCTAAAATCTTTGTATTCATTTTTAAAAAGTTAATGATTGCATTTTCAACTGCGCTCCATCTAATTTCTTCTTCATTTACCGATTCATTCTTTTGGTGAAGTTTGATTGTAAGTCTTTGATTTGGATTACCATCGTGTCCAACCAATGCACTAACAAAATTCATTTTACCTTGCAAGTTTGCTGATTTAATACTTTTGAAAAGTTTTACACCATCCAAATTATGTTTATCAATAAAGGCTTGAACCGCATCACCTCTTGTAGCAGTTAATGCTGCAATTCCCATTGCTTCTTTACCAGCACCTTCAGTTACTACTGATTCTCTTTTATCAAGCTCAAAGTATATTCTACTTTTAACTTTTTGGAATGTATCAGCTGCTAACTTAGCGTTACCAGTAAATCCCATCTCCAATCCAATTTCTTTTGAACGAATACCTTTTTTAGCCAATGCCATTATTTGAGCTGCTACTGGTTTAGAAACTACTTGAGTTGGTGTATCAACGTGAATGATATGTTTGAATGCCTCAGTTACTACTGATTCTAAATATACATATTTACCATCAAATGATGCTGCTATTTTTTTTGAATTTAAAAAATCTGCTGCTTTTTTAGCATTGTTTGGTGAATCATAAACCATTGCACCATCATCTTCTACCATTTTAAATCCCTTATGAATACTACCCATATGTTTAGCAACTTCAGGAGATAACGATTCTTTAATAATATTCTCCATTAATCCAATTGCAATATCTTTAACTTCTCTTTCTGCACCAGCTGCATATTTCTTATTTACAATTGCAATAGTGTTTCCAGATACTTTAATTCTATACATCGGTATCATTGAAGTTGAGAAATCATACTTTACACCAATTTTCTTTAATTCAGAACCAACGTTCATAAATGATGATGCGTTTTTAACTGCTGCTTCAATTTTATCTAAATCAGCATCGTATCTTCCTTCGTTTACTGATTCTATTTCTGAAAGAACTGATTCTTTCATAGTTTCTCTTACTATTTTTCTTAATTGCTCTTTCATAATTATTTTTTTCCTAAACGTTCTTTTACAATTTCACCATCTAAATCAGAAATTTCATAGTATCTATTTAATATGTTACCCATATCTTCATAAAGTGAATGTAATCTCTCATCTAACTGTCTTGCTTCAGTTGCAACCTTTTCAAATGCTTTATCCATTTTATCTAACTCACTCATATTTCTTTTGATGGTTACTTTATCAAACCAATCATCAGCTTCAGAAAGTGTTAGGGTTTTAGCAGCTTCTACGATTCCACCCAAAGTTTCAGCTACCTCAACGATATCTGAATTTCTTTTCATTTGCTCTTGGAATGTTTTATAAGTTGAAATAATTTCTAAGAAGTGTTTTTTAACTTCGTTTGATAATGGTCTATTATCTTCTAATGATTCAGCTATACTGAATTTACCATTAACTATTTTTACTTCATTGATATTGGTTTTACGAATATCATTATATCCCTTAGATACGTTATTACCACCCTTTTGTTCTACTTTTAAAGTAAAGGTGTTATTTGTTACATAATCGTATATGTCAAAGTTTTTCTTGCTCATTATATTAATCCTGTTATGATTTCTCTCATTAAATCTTGTGCTTTACAAAATTCACCACAAACATCAGTACCAATAGATTTAACTACCGATTCGTTCATAGGTGTCATAAATGCACCATGCGTAGATGGATTGGAAACAAAATCCCAACCGATTAATTCAAAGTCCTCTTGAACTTCTACTTTATTTCCTTCTAATTGTCTAGTAGAACCCATACCTCTTGATGAGATACCTAATAGGATTCCAGCTCTTAACAATTCTTTTAATATGTTTCCAGATGGTGTTGGTAAGATTTCAACTGTACCACATAAATCATTACCTTCCCAATGAATTTCTCTCACATTATGAGATACGTTCTTCAAGTTGATTACAGACGAATCAGGGTGGTCTAATTCACCTAATGCTCGTCTTTCTTTGATAAGTGTTTCATATCTCTTTGCTTCTCTTTGTAAGATTGGCATTGGATATACTCTACCATTTTGGTTTTCCGCCCCAGCTCTTTGTAGGATTCCTTTAACGATAGTTCTACCAGAGGCATCTTCGTTAACTAATCCCTTAAACAAATTCGTTTCTATTATTAAGCTTTTCATATCTGCTCCTCTTATTATTTATGGATTAATTTATTGATTTGAATTTAGGATAGCCCCTACCCTCAACAAATTTAAAACCATTTTGTTTTTTCATACTACCTAAAAACAAATCTTTGTAGTATATTTCAACATACGCATATCCAGTTACTTTACAAATATGTTCAGCTGCTTTAATTGCGCTTTCCAATGTAGTAGCCAAAAAGTTTGTTTCTCTTTCGGTATTTCTTTGATTGGAATCCGTATAGAAATCAAACATAAATCTTTTTTTAACGTCTGCTGCTTCATTAAATGTATCAGTTTCAGAATTTACATTCTCTTCCAATCCAAATGGCTTTAACCAATTAATCCAATTTTTTGTAATCCAATTAGTTCTATTTTGTGGAGATACTGTCCAATACTTTTTATATATAGATTTAAATACCGGAATTAAACTACTATTTTTAAAACCTGCAATACCAGACCATCCTTGTCCACCTCTAACTGCTTGTAAAAAATCACTATCATCCTCATAATATTCCATTGAGTTGGATAATATATCTACCAATGCTAACATTGATTTATCATTACCAATTGCTTCGTTAACTGATTCTTTGATTACAACGATTCCGTTTTCATCACCTCTTTTAGCAGTTTTAATACCACCATCAATATCACCTAAACGATGTCTTACTTTTTTTGAACCCTTTGTATTACCATTTTTATCAGATGGAACGAATGTTGCTGAAATACTATCCATATCTACAACTTTATAATACTTCCCACCATCTATTCCCTTTAATCGGGTGAATCCTTGTCCTAATATTACAGAACCGATTTTTAAATCAGTTGGATATGATGCTTCATCTACTTTTTTACCAGCTCTTAAATCTGCTAAATCATCACTACCGATATCACCATCTTTATCAACATCTAATTTCTTTTGACCACCAACTAATTCTTCATTCTTTTCACCTCTACCATCCCATGTGGCATCGATTTTATCAAAAAATGCTTTCTTTTCCTCATCACTCATAGATGGGATAGATTTTCCAGCTTTTTCTAATGCGGCTTTGAAAAATGATTGATACTCCGATTCCTCATTAACGATTGTACGAAGTGTTTCTTTTAGTTTTGCTCTAGTAATATTCATAGTATAGGTTTCCTATTATAGTTTGCTAATTGATGTAGCAATATTGTTTAATCTCTCTCTTATTCTGAATAAGTTTGATTTAGTTCTTTTCCAATATTGGTCAGAGTTTAAATCACCTTCATTTTTAATCTTACCATACCAACCAAGGAATGTTTCGATTTCAGAAAGTTGTCTATTAACATTAGAAATTCCTCTACCAATTTTTTGTTTTGGAGAGGATTCATCTTTTCTTAATTCATGCCAACGATTTTCATCAACTTTTTTATATCCAGTTGATTGATTTATTCTTTTTGTAATTGCATCATCTGGTTCAGCTTCTTCATCAGTACCATCCGTTGCTTTGAATGCATTGGGAGTATTGTATCCAGCTACATCACCAGTTGTTGTTGCTTCACCTAACTCTAACTCCTCTTGCTGAATCTCTTCTAAAAGTTCATCAATTAGTTCTCTTAGTTTACTTGTCATTTAATCTACCCTTTAGTTCTTTAATTAATTCGTATGATATCATTAATGATGATACGTGATTATCAGAAACAGTCTTACCAATTTTAGTTTTATTTAAAACAGATACAGTCTCAGCTAATTTAATTTTAGTAACTTTGTCATTGATAGACTTATGTAATACTTTTAATTCTTTTACTATTGATGGAATTTCCTTCTCAACGTATTCTTTAAATTTAGTAGTATTGGTAATATTATTAATAAACTGCTTTAATAATTCTTTTTGACTTTCATCTAAATTAGAATATTTTTTATTAAACGTTTCTACTAATATTTTGTAGGTAAGTAATCTTAAATCTTTATCTTGTTTTTTATAAGATTCTACTAATTTCTGAGCATCATCTGATTTTTCTACAATTACTGTTTGATTCGATGTTATATTTTCAATTAAAGTAATTTTAGAATTAAAAATATCTTTAACATCATAATCTACCATATTCTTAGCTTCAAATACTTTATATATTGATGCTAATACTTTATAGTTAGTTATTGGAGATGATAAGAAATCATCCATATCGAATGATTCATTAATCTTCTTAATAAGATTATATTTTTCTCTTTGTAATTTACTTTGATTGATACGGGTATGCGCTTCATTGATTGTATCAATAAATTTTTCAGCTCTGGATTCTGACTTATATTTCTCCTTTAGTAAGAGTTCATATAATCTATGTTCTTTATTCAATTCAGTTTTTGGTGAAAAGAATTCTCTAACAATATGCTTTGCTTTTTCAGTCGCATCTCCATTAAGCACTTCTAATGTAATTTGCCTTACAAGAAGTTCAAATAGAATACCTGTGTTCTTAAATTTCGAATGTTTTACCTTCTTCATTTATTTTTGTCCTATAATAATATATTCATAAACGATGTAATCATTGTGTATAAATATAAGTTTTAATTTATTTACTAATTTTTTCCTCGTCTAACAAATTTGAATCATCTAAAAAGTCAACTTTTTCTTTTATAATTTGTTTTTTTGATGATATTCCGTTAATGTATTCTTTTGCAATATTTGCATTAACTCTAACCGCTGAACTTTCTCTTTTCAGAGCTTTTTGGTTTTCTTTAGCTCCTAATGGGTCTCTACCATAAGGATGTTTATCTTTACCATAAGTATTACCCTCTCTTGGTCTACCACCTTCATCCTTTAATTCCGTTTTAAGTTTTTCCAAACTTTCTTCGATATCAGTTGGTTGTTGTGGCATTGCCGGGTCATTTCCTTCGTTTTCAATAGCGTTATATCTGAATCTATCTTTGAGGTCATTTATCATTCCAGCTTTTTGTTGGTCTACCTCATCTTTACTCATATTGAATATATTTTCATATGCCCAATCTTTAGAAATCATATTTAATGCATTGATATCAGAAACTAATCTTACTTTCTCACTCCAAAGGTTTACTTTCTCTTGCTCATAGATTGTAGATGGATTTACCAATGATAATTCAAAATCAACCATATCAGCATCTTCGATACCTTGAGATGCTAAATGTACAATTGCCAATTTAGTAAGTTCGGATACCAATGTTCTTTGGATTCTCTCAATCGTTCTTGCAAATCTTACATCTTCTGCAGCAAGTGTTGCTTTACCATTTACATTCTCATCATACCCCAAATATGCTTTTGGAATTTTAAGAGCTGCAAACAATTTGTTTTTTAAGTAATCAATATCTTCAATAGCTGTGTATTGTAATCCACCTAATGAATCAATTTGAGTACCACTATCACCACCCCTAACAGGTAAGAAGAAATCTTCAGTTAAGTTTTGGATATTATATTTTAAGTTATAATCACCACTATTCTTATCAACAAATGGAACTTTCTTCATTTTGTTGATAATCTTTTGCATGTAGTTATCCACTTCGTTTGGTGGAATATTACCAATATCAATTTTGAAAACTCTCTTATCCGGTGCTCTCATAATTCTATGAATTAACATAGCATCTTCCATAAGAGAAACTTGTTTCCAAATTCTTCTACCATTTTCAATCATTGCCTTACCATAAGGTAAGAAGTTGGTATCTGATAATAATCTAAAGTGTACTACTTCATAGTTCTCATATTCACCTTTTCCAATAGGGTCATGATTAACTTTGAACTTAACATAGTTTGGATTATTTGGGTCAGTATTTTCCAATCTTTCAGTTTCATAAACTGGAAGTGGTTGTACATTAATAATACCATTACCTGGTTGTATTTCCACCGAAAGGAAAAAATCACCATACTTAACCATATTACGAGTCCATGCCCATAGGTTAAATTCAATATTTAAAATATCATAGAAAAGATTTTCTAATAATGCTTTTACTTTTTCGTTTTGAGTTTTGATTTGAATTACATCTCCAAATTCATTCTTTAATGTAGATTCATCTGAGTATATATCTAATGCCGATGATATAATCGGGTCATTATCCATAGCATCATAATCTCTAAATAATTCTCTACGAACTTGATGGTATGCCATTGACTGTGCAGCCATTTGGTCACCAGCAAATCCTCTTTGTAATTTAGTGTACCTATCTCTAAGGTTCAATAAATTAGTACTTCCTTGCTGTCTGTCATCAACATCAACTACTTTTCTCTTCCCATCCTTGTCAATTTTGACTACGGCTTGAGTAGAAAAGAGTTTTGTTAATCTTTGAAAAAACGTACTTTGTTGTTGTTCTGCCATTTTTGTTTTTGTTTTTATAACCTTTATTAATTTACCAAGCTTTACAACTCCAATACCTTGCTCCTGTTTTTGGACCAGGTGTATCACAATTGTGTCTTGCTCTAAATGATGCTCTTCGTTCTGGGTCTGATTTTTTAATTCTCATAGTTTCTTCACCTGCTGATTTTGCTGATGTTCCGCCATGCCCAAAATTTACTTTTACAACATTCCCTTTTGGATTGTTAACATATACTTTAAACTTCTTAACATCACCTCTCATCGGTTTATTGAGTTTTACCTCTCTTCCCTGATATTCGGCTTCGTTAACTTCCCCCTTTATGGTTTTTAAGAATTCTATGAATTCTTTTAAATCATCGTAGTTTTCAACATAATATTCAGTAACATCTTCTTCGAAAATGCCTCTGATTTCATTGTAAAGTTCTAAAGTATAATTTTCCATATATTTGACTAAATATTATCTAATACTATATAAATATCATTTTATATAACTTTACATAATTTTATAACCATTTACTTAAATCTTCAATACTACCATCCCCAACGTTCATTTGCCAAGGATTACTATCCATATCGTTACCACCATAAACACCACTATAAGTATATGATGATATACTGTTAATAGCTTGTTTTGTTAAATCAATACCCTCTTGTCTTAATCTAAGTGATGTATCTCTAACCCAAAGTGATATGGCTAATGCCATCGTAAGGTCATCATTATAACCACGCATTGCCTCAGCTCTACCATTGTTCCAAATGAATGTAAATAACTCATCTATGGTTCTTACTGAACGGATTATGATTGATTTTTCTCTTACATACTCCTCCAACTTTGAAATAATCAAAGGTCGGGTTCTTGATGTGGTTGAGAATCCAGCTACCATACTTCTATCCTCCGAACGATATTTGTTTGATAATTGATTATCCACATCCACATATTTTAAATCTCGAGATGTATAATACAAATTAGTATATCCCCTATCCAATACTTGTTGAATAGCTGCCCAACCAATATTTGCGTTTTCAATTACCAATAGTGCGTTGTTATATTCGGTTGCTAATGATACTAAGAAATTTCCAAAATCCTTTGTATCCAACTTACCTCTATATTCTGCTACTTGCGCAGATGCTTCAACATCAATAACGTGTGCGGTAGAGTAATCCGAAGAATCTCCCCTCGAAACGTCAGCTGATACTATGTAAGTTTTATTATAGTTAGGATATTCCCATCTCCAAAGGTTTCCATCAAATCCACCTTTTTCTACTGGGTCTTGCACAAATGTTTCTTTATAAAATTGTAGGAGTTGTGGTTCGATTACACTATCTCCAGAAGATACGAAATCACAATCACACTCTTGAGCTGCTCCCTTTGTTCCTAATAGAACCTCTTGTTCATCTCGCCAAGCTTGCTCTCTTTCAGGATGTACACTCCAATGGATTCTAATATTATTAAATGAGTTTGTTCCATCTTCAGAACCTACCCAAGTTTTGTGGAAAAAGTTTCCAACACCATTTGGTGTAGAAAGGATAATTGCGTTACCCCCAGTTGATAATGTAGATTGTGCAGATACCCATATATCTTCAATCTTATCGATAAATGCCGCCTCATCAAATACTAATAAAGATAGTGCTTCAGAACGACCAGCATCACTAGCAGCAGATGTTGCTTTGATTTGAGAGCCGTTTGCATATCTAAGTGATAATTTGTTATCCTCCACCGTTGTTAGTTTTAACCAACTTGGTAGATATTGATTCATAACCCTTACCTTAGTTACTAAGTTTTTAGCAACCTCTTGCTTTGTTGCAATAACCAATACGTTAAAATCATCATTAAATAGCATTTTCCAAAGTGAGAAACCAGCAGTCAATGTTGAGATACCAGTTTGTCTTGATTTTAGAATAATATTATAACGATGGTCTTTAAACTGAGTTAGTGTATCTTCTTGAAACGGAAAAAGGTGAAAGGGTATTTTACCTTTCACCGGATGTTGAATCATACAATATTTTCGCATGAAGTATATCGGGTCTTTTGCACACTTTTGATATTCTTCAGCAATAATTTGTTTTAATGATTTCTTTACTTCAGCCATAAATTACTTTATTAAAAGGACTGTAGTTGCAATTATTCCAACAATTGAAGTTACCTTATAAAATCCAGTTTTAAACTTCTGTCCTTTTAGTTCTTTTATTAAACTTTCCGATTTTTGTCTCTCTAATGAAAACTGCTCATCCTTTTTAGTAATGATTAATTCTAAGTTTCCAATCTTTTCGTTTTTAAGAGTATCCTTTTGTTTAAATAAACTTATTTGTTCATCTTTAAGTAATACTGTTTTATTTAATTCAACAATCTCCAATTTAGCTCCATCAAAACGAATTAGGTCTTGATAAACTAATCTAGCAATTTTTGTTGGTAAAACTACAACACTTGTATCTTTCTTAGTTAGCGTATCTTTCTGTGAATAAGCGCTCGAGCTCAATGTTACCAATAGTAGCAACGTTATTAACTTTCTCATCTGTATTATTTTTAATTATAGTTATGTTTTTTGTTACTTGTTGAATATCTTTATCTACATTAGAGATATGTGTATCAACTAAATCAATTTGAGTATCTATCAAATCATTTTTTGTATAAACCGAATCAATATCCTTTTGGATTGAATCAATTTTTTGATTATAGCCAGCTATATCAGTTTTAATTTGGCTGGTTGTAAATATACTCCACCCTATTAACACTGCGATAATAACCAATAAAATTACCAATTTGTTGTCTTTCATATTATTAAATTTAAAGTTTTGAAACCAATTCATAATTCTTATCTTTTAATAATTCATATGCTGCGTTTCGTTTTTCTATAACTTCGATAAGTTCCAACTTACCACTATCAATATCTTTTTGTATTTCAGTTTTTAACTGCTCTACATCTTTATCATTTTGCCATCTTTCAACTGAGCCATCTTCGTTTACATACTCATGTATATTGGATACCTCTTTATATGCGTTGTTTAATTTTTCCAAAACATCCGTACCATAAGCTGCCATATTTGAATAAATTCTATATTCACTATATGCTTCCCATAAACCATCTTGTTTTATTTGAAATTCTCGTCTAGCTAAACAGCCAGCACAATATCCAGTCTTTGAAATTAACTTCTTATCTGCATTTGAGTAGTTACCACTAACATCACAATCATTTGATTTACAACTTGAAATTTGTTGTAAATAATTTCTAACTTCAGACATGGTATCACTACTCTTAGATTGTCTTACTCTACCATATTCTTTTTGTTCCCAAAGATAACCATCTTTATCTTCCCAAATATCTCCAATGGTTCTGGAAACTTCCTCTTTTATATTAGAGAATCCAACTTGCGTATTTTTTTCGTATTCACCAGTCTGAACCATATCAGCCAACTTTCTACGAGTTGGATGCATGAAACTTTTCTTAAATTCTGTATTAGCCATAAATTGTTCTTATATATTCATATATATAAGTATTGAATTTTTTACTATTCGTAAAATAATCCAAGAATTTGATTTAATGGTGCAAATGTACCTGTTAGTTTCATTGTATTTCCATTGTACACAAATACGATACCTTCGTTTGGAACTATTTTATCTTTTCCACCAATAGCGTTTAATCTTTGTAATTCCATTTTAAGTTTTGCTATCTTCTTTTCATCACCACCAGTCTTAACATCTGATATAGTTTTATCTAATCTATCCTTCATAGCTCTAACCGCAGAATCAGGGTTTGCTGTAAGTACTGAACTCATAAATGAAAGTACTTCAGAGCCAACACCCAAAAATATATCCTCAAAAGGTCTAATATTATCCTTTGCTATCTTAGCGTGGTCATTCTTATCAATACCAGTTGCCCAACTTAATACTTTAGCATCGGTAATGTTTTTATTGTCTAAACGGAATGATTTATCATAGAATGCCCATCTCTTAACCAATCCCATTAGAGTTCTATTATCAATCGGAGATGGTGATTTCTTAGTTACAAAATCAGTCCACCATGCTTGATGATAATCAGCAATACCATCCGTATCGGATAGTTTAAACTTAGATTGTAGTTTTGTAATCTGTCCACTATATTTTCCTTTTAATGAAGTTAAGTTTTTTGATTGTGGTAACTTAACAACTGGAGGTCCTTGTATTGTATAAGCCGATTGTACGTTTTGATTTACTTGCTTAATCATACCAGCCAAAACTTTAGCTGCTTCTTGATTTTCACCAATTGCTATACCAGCTTCATTATATTCCATTGTTCCATGAAATACTAATAGTGCTTGTCCATAAGGAATTACATTTACCGAAGTTGGATATATTACCTCCAAATTCATAAAACATGCACCATTCTTAAAAACTTTTTCTCTTTGTTTTTCTGAAAGTGATTTTATTGCTTTTGATAAATCACTCATAGCAAAGTTGTATGCTTTTTCTAACTCACCTCTTCCGGCAAACTTAGTAGCTACTCCATTTATATCCAATGCCTTCTCACCTCTATTAGCTAGATGTCCTTTGTTTCTAGCAGCAACTAATCTTCCATTCACCCAACTGATTGCTAATGCTTGTCCATCAGTTTTTTCTCTTGTCAATTCCAACTTACCTTCTAATGCACGATTCACAATATCTTTAAGTTGTCCAAATGTTAAGTTAATTTCAGTATCAAATGGATGATTCATATGTCCATACGCACCACCTTCAGTTAATAACCCCTCAGTTATGTTTGGGTTATTATCAGTTCCACATTTGTGACACATATAGGTATCACTTCCACCTTCAGAAATTTTCCAACTCCAACCACAATTATCACAAATTACTTTACCATTTTCTACTCTTTCACTAATCCCACCACCCAATGCGTATGGTTCGTTATATTGTAATTTCTCAGCGTTAAATTTCTTTCTTAATCTTTTAAGAACTTCTTTATGTTTATCAATCCATGCTTGGTCTGGGTAACCCATTCCAATTCCTTCAAATGCTGATTTGGTTTTTACTTTATACCAACCACCACCCGGTGTTCTGAATATTCTTGCAGGTATTTCTAATATTCCATTTGATGGTAATTTAGAATGATACTTTGAATCAATATGAACAACCTTTACAATGAATACTTTTTTCTTATTATCAGCTCCAATCAATTCAACTTCTAATGGAACTGCTACTCCACCTATTTTAAGTTTACCACCAAAGATATTACCTTTAGTGTATGCTTCTTCTACTGATTTTTTAACCATTTCATATCCTTTATCTTCGGTATCCTTTGTATTTGTTTGATGACCAGGTTCTGTTTTTTTACTATCATCAAAATCAATTGTATCCAATTCTGCACCATATCCCATATCAGGTGTATATGTTCCCGATTTGTGATGTTGTAAAAAATTATGGTCTATTGTACCATCCGATTTATGATTTTTTGAATTAATATTTTCATTTTTACTTATTTCAATTGCTCTTAATTGCTTAAGTGCTTTCTCTTTAGTATCATGTGTTCCTAATCTATCACCACCATCCTTTGGATATACCACCCACTTACCATCAATATGTTTGATTGTTTCAACAGTCAATTTCATTGATTCTTTGCTTCTAAAATCTCTAGTTCCACCTTTATTATCTTTAAATCCGAATGATTTATAGAATTGGATTAATCTTCCCTTAGAACCCCCAAAATCAGATGATGGAGTTAAGAATACATCTTTTTTGGTTTTCTTTGCATAAGTAATAATATCATTCATTACTTTTGTACCAATACCCTCACTTCTTTTTTCTTTTGGAACAACTATTCTGTGAATTTCTAAGTATTCTGGATATTCATATACATCCAATTCCACACCATGTTTTTTCCCCAAATGAGAGTCTAACGTTTCAGCAATTACTGATTCAAATTTATATTCAGGTGTTGTTGTTTTGAATTCACCTTTTCTCATTATAGTTTTTGCAATAGCTTTATTAGCTTGAAGCATAAATGGTATATTGATATTAGTTCTATTATCCTTTGCTACAACTTGGTTGTATTGAGTTAAGAATTCAACAAATTTCTTTTTATTTCTACCTAATCTTTTAAAGAACCCAGTTAGTTCTGCTGCTGATATTTCCTTACCATTTCTCGTATCATTTAATCTATCGAAAAAATGTTTATCAGTAAGAACGATATCAATTGGATTTAATTGTCTATCAGCGTATTTATCAATTTGTTGTAAATCAGCCATTGGGATTTCGTTAATTACCGATTCGTTTTTACCAGTATCTGCTTTTTTAGCAGCAACACCAATTTCTTCTGCAAATTTATTTGACATTGGTATCACATCCTTTATATCGGCATCAATAACAATAACTTTCATATTAGCAGGTTTCCCATCTCTAATTGCGTTTGTTGTTACAGCTGCCCAACGATGATGACCATCCACTACATATCCATCTCTACTTACATAGATTGGAGCAGTAATCTTTGGATGATTCGGGTCATTCTCTAATGCCTTTGCCATACCAGCTACCTTTGCACCAACTAATTCAGATTGAGTTGCTTTTAGAGAATCCGATGGTAATTCAGTTTGGATAGTTTTAATACCCTTTCTTTTCAATAGTTCTCTAAACATTGGTTCCGTATCAACTTCACCATTTATATCTTTTTCCATACTTGCCGCAGGTGAACCTTCGGTTGGTTTGCCTTTAAATTGTGGCATTTCCTCACGAGGAATTCCAGCATTACCAGCACAATATAAGTTTGTTCCAGCTACAGTTATTTTACATAAATTGTAATTAGGAGCTGCTTCACCATTTTCTTTTGCCTGATTTGTTAGTTGAACCAACTTATCAATCTGCATTGAAATTTCTCTTTGTTGCTTATTTGAAATTTTAGGAATATCCGATTCTGAACTAAATGTATCTGAATCTGCTTTTGGTAATACCTTAGTTACATTATCTAATGCAACATTTGGTATTTCAGTTTTGGGTTTTTCTTTTTGCTTAACATCAGGTGCATGTTTAAACATATCCGAACCGGCTACTTTAGTTCCTTTAGATGGTTCCGATTTTGTATCACTAGCTCCATCTATTTTAACATACTTACCACCATCATTCTTTGAAAAAGATGGAGAAGATTCATCATCCTCTTTACCTTTTTGTTTATACACACCATGTCCAATATGAGTGTATTTGGAATCATCATTTTCATCTTCAAAGATTACTTGATATCCTTCCTTTATCATTCTAAAAGTTGCTACCTTTTTACCATTGATAGTTGGCATTCCATGTTCATCTTTTCCAATAGTTTTTACAATAACTTTTTTATTTTTAAATCTACCCATTAAAATGGTATCTCCGATTTCAACATCTAATGTAATACCTTCATCTAAATTAATTGATTCTGGTAATTTGGAAAGTTTATCAACAACCATATCAAAAATTGATTGATTGAATTTACCATAAGCTTTCTTTACAAAGAAATCTTTTTTATCCTCAGTACTACCTTTTTTTAAACCAATCCTAACATCAGTACCACTAATTGCATTTGGTTGTGCTGGTGATATAAAAACATACCCCCTATCAGCATATCCTTCCAATTCAATACTATCTTTGTATTTTTCAAAATACTTCCCACCCAAACGACTTGAATCTTTCTCACCAACCACAGTTATAAATGCAGTAGTTTCTTTATTGAATTTGCTTAGGATTTCAGTTGGAGCATAGGGATTTTTGACCTGAGCTATTTTGTTTGATGGGATACCAAACATAGTGGTCATTACCTTTACTTTCTCCTTAAAATTGAATGGGGATTTTTGATTGTCTGTTTTATCAGAGGTTCCGATATAAACATTATTTTTTCCAAACTTTTTTACTAATGTTTGGTAAGTAGCGAAGTGCCCTTTATGAAAAGGTTGAAAGCGACCAGAGTAAACAACAACTAAGTCCTTTACACTGCTCGCTTCTCCTAATAATATACTCTCTACTAAAAACTTTGATAAATCACTCATTATATGATAATTATTTCTCTTATACCATATAAATATAATAATTTATTGTTTTAGTTTTTTATTTAGCCGCTTGCTCTTTAAAAGCTGGATTATAAGTAATAGTACCTTCTCTTAAATCGATTTGACCTCTTGGGTATTCCTTTTCAAGACCAGCTACTAATTCTCTCATCGCATCATTTTGAGATTTAAAATCAGCTTCAGCTCTTTCTAAACCATCATGTAGTTTATCCATTTCTTCTTCTAATTCTTTTCTTCTCAAATAGATTTGCCCGAAAGCGTTTACTAATTCTTGAATTTTACCATTGCCTTCTCTTAGTGGAGTAAGGATATCTTCGGTTAATTCTACTGTAACTAACTCGATTTTTTGAATTGTTTCGTTTGCCATTGTTTTTTTAATTAAAAATTGTTTTTGAATTCATATATAAATATATCTAACTGAAATTTTCAGAAATTACACTTACCCCACGTTTTTGTATAACCTGAGATGAACATCGATTTCCAAATATAATTGATTCATTAATATTATTTGTTTCCAAATACTTTGTAGTGAATCCTGCTACAAAAGTATCACCTGCTCCTGAGATATCCATTATCTCAACTTTATCAGTTGGATACATATTGTTTAAATACATACATCCATCTTTATCTAATGTGATTATTAGTTTTTCTAAAATCCATTCATTATTTTCAATAAATGATTTATTATTTTGATATTCGGTTCTGTTTAATTTAATGAACTTTAAATCAGTGCACCATTCTCCTAATTTTTTTTTAGTATCACAAATTGTATTAGGGTGATTAAATGCTATTTTAGCAATATCAGTATCACTTAGAAATCCTTTGTTATAATCCGATATGACTATCATATCAAAATCATAAAAATTTATTTCAGAAAGTGTATTACCAATAGGCGGAACTACATCATCAATATCAACTCGTAAAAGTAAATGATTAAAACTTTCCTCAACATATCTCTTTTTTACAATCAATTGAGTATTACAAATCAATTCAGTTTTACAACCCAATGCTTCTAAATTTTCTTTAACATTATAAGCCATACCACCATTGGTGATTGTATGTGATTCTATAAAAACAGGTGCAGGTCCTTCAGGTGATAATCGTGTAGCTTTTCCATAAACGAATTCATCTAAACATCCCTCACCTATAATTAATACTTTACTCATTTGTTAATATTTTAGTTGTACTGAAATCATCCATTCGATTAAAATACACAATTGATTTTGCGTATTGTTCTCCCACTATTGGTTTATTTTTATAATCAGACCCAATTACAAATATATCAGGGTTATATGTTTTAATTACATTTTCTAATAATTCAGCTGAATCAAATATAACTACTTTACTAACTCCTTTAATTCTTTCCAAATTATACTTTCGTTCTTCTTCAGTATGGAACGGTCTATCTTCTCCTTTTAATTCCTTTACTCTCCTATCGGAATCAATTCCAATAATAACAATATCACCAAAGGCAGATGCGAACTCAATCATCTTAAAATGCGCATGATGTAAAACATCAAAACATCCATTTAACCAAACCTTTTTCATAGAAACTTTTCTAATTCATTAATAACCATCTGAGATGTAATTGCTTTAGTACATTCAAATTGCCTATCCGTACCTTTATGGTCTGGACACCAATTCCAATCACCAGCATCTAATTTTAATCGGTTAAAGCATCCACCACATTTATCTTTAGGTGAAGTTATTCTAACACAATCTTGCATTTCTGCCCAATCATATGAGAATCCACTAATCAATACCGTCTTTGTACCCAATGCCCAACTTAACCAACTTAACCCACTACCAATACCAATGAATGCTTTTGATTTTCTCATTTCATCCATTACTTTTTCCAAAGAACCGGCTGGGTGTTTGACTACTCCAGTTGGGTGTTTATTACCCATATAATCATTATTCTCTTGTGATAATAGTTTAACTGTATAACCTTTATCATTTAACCAATTCACTACTTCTTGCCAACCATTTGGGTTATTCCAATACTTAGATTGAGCAGTTCCATGTATTGCTATTGTTATTAACTTATCATCTTTAACAATATCTGATGATGGTAACTTTGGTTTTATTTCTTTATATGGTAATCCCAATATATCAGAACCCATTTTTTGCATTGTTTGGGATTTAAAATCGTTTGGATTTTTTCTGTTATTTACACTACCATCTTCATTATAGAATAAACCAACAGTATACATTGCGTATAAATTTTCAACACTTTGACCTGGTTTTACAAATTCTATATTTGGATATTGTGACTCTAACATTTCGTTATGAAATGTAGATACAATTAATTCACAATTATGTACTTTCTGAAATTCGTCAAAGTATGGAAACCATGCTAATGTATCACCCAATGCTTTTGATGATAGTGCTAGATAAACTCTCTTATTAGTTGCGGTATAATCATGTTCAAAAAATAAAGTATTACCTTCCCATATTTCAATTCTCCAATCTATAAAATACTCAATATTACATTTAGCCCAAGTATTGTTTGATAATTCGGTTGTGAATAAAACATTACCATTACGTTTGTTTATAAACTTAACATTGTATTTACCCGTTTGGTTTCCCAATACTTCAGCCCAAGGACCATTTACGAAATGATAATTTACTTTATTTCGTACTTCAACAATGTTATTTAAATTTTTAGTTAATTTATCGTAAATCATTAATTCCATTTTTTTACTTCTCTATCAATAAGAGAAAATCCATCTGCTTGTTTAACATACATTTTATTTGTAGTATATCGTAATTTAGATTCTTTATTAAACACATCAGTTAACCATAAATCATATCCCTCCCATAGGGTATCATTAAATCTATCAATCCACCAACTCTTTGTTCTATTTGGTATTAGATACGCATGTGCTAAATCTTGGTTTGATGCAGTTTTACTGAATAAATCATCAATGTATTCTTTACTTCTGGAATTATTGTTTGATAATCCAATAAAGTAAACATCATCTCTTTCAGAAATAAAACATGCTTTATGAACTGCTTCAACAAATTCTTTTAATCCAGTGAATATAAACGCATCAGCTTCAAATACTAATGTATAATCAAATTCATCATCCATAGCTTCTAATGCTCCCCTATGTGCGTTAAAGCACCCATAATGCCTACCCGTTAATGGACCTAATCCATTCCCAAAGTTTCCCGGCTTATCCGATATCTGATTTGGTCTTTTACAAAAATCAGATGGTGGTGTTCCATCAAATGGAGTATTTACAATTGGTTGATACACCATTCCATAACTTTCCAATTGTTTTAGTGATTCTGAACTAATTTGTTCTCTCAAATCATTTGGCTTAGTCATCAAATGTTTAATTTGAATCTTTGGTTTTTTTCTAACAAATGAACGATATACGTGCTTTGCTTGATTATAAAAAAATTCATCAGCTGCTCTAGTAACCCCCGGAAAGAAACTTCCACCATAATCATCTCCACTAATAACACCACCCGGTTTTACTTTATGATACCAAAAGTTTAAATCGGATTTTAAAGAATCATAAGTATGACCCGCATCCAACATAATAAAATCAATTGAGTTATGTTGAAATTGATTTGATGCGTTTTCAGATGTATCCTTTATTACGTTAAATAATTTTGAGTTATTACTTAACATAGTATTTTCCATAAATTCTGAAAATATATCCCCACCAAATCCACCAACTATTGTATCATGTATTTCTTCACCATCGGTACCTTTCCAAGTATCAACAGTTGTAAATTTAATATCTTTATTAGAATCTTTAATTAAGGTAGCCATATGATTGGTTGATTTACCCAACCATGCACCCAACTCAACAAATACATCACCATCGGTTCCATTTTCAACCATTTCATTATACAAATGTTCATATGAAAACCAACCAGGAATTTCATTAAATTCAGGTTGTAGTTTTTCTAATATAATTTGTTTGGTTTGATTTAGGTTATCATCGATATAAGTAACCAATTCATTATTATCATATGAATCCAAATATGTGTGTAGTTTTCTGAATATAGATGGTAATCCATATCCCAATGCCTCTTTAATAGATAATGGATTTAATTCCAATTTAGAACTAAAGTAAAACATATCCGATGCTTTGTAGAATTTATCTACATCACTACGTTCACCCCATACAATACAATTATCAGGTTTGTGTTTCATTATTGGTCCCCAATATGATTCAAAGTTCATAGCTTGGTTTCCGATAAAATGAAATTTAATTTTATATTTTTCTAATAATCTAGCTACGTTGAATATTTCACCCTGATTCTTACCTTCAGTAAATAATCCAACCATAAGAACATGCTTCCAATCAGATTCAAATCCCAATTCGTTTTTGAATTCGTTTTTATCATACTCAATAGTTTCTATTGGATAATCCCATACACGTGTATCTACTCCCACCAATTCAAATCTTCGTCTACTCCATTCAGATACTAAAACATATCTATCTGGATGATATTTGATTTCATTTGGATTTGTATGAGAACCATGTGTAGATGCTACAATATAGTAATTTCTACTATTGTCAAAAATAGTATCTAATATATTGTGAGCTAAAAAATGTTCGGGGATTTCCGTAAAATGAATTATGTTTGGTTGAGTTGATTTAATAATATCCACAAGTTCGGATTTATTATCACCCAATGTGTACAACTTACATAAATCAGCTATTTGATTCTTTTGTACTACAAAGGCATCACCAGAGTGATTGTTTACCTCAACTACCTCAATATCAAATTTATCTTTAAAGATTTGAATTTGCTTTAAAAGGTATTGTGGCATCCCACCAGTTGAGAGATGGGATGCTATATATAACAATTTTTGTTTTGACATAACTTATTTATATGTTCATATCTTACAAAGATACAAAATTAATTTGGTATTTCCAAATTATTTATTAATAAACTACCGTCCCAGCTTCTAAATCAATTTGTCCATTTGGATATTTAATATCCAATTCAGCAAGTTCGGTATTCATATCAGCAATAGATTTATCGATTCTATTACCAAATTCTTTTTCTTGAGATTCAATATCTGCAATTTGAGATTGTAATTGTCTTTTACGAACAGCCGATTGTCCCAATGCAATAATCATATTGTTTTGTTCTTCTTGAATTGATTTTAATTTATCAATTACCGATTGTTCTAATTGTTCAGTTTTTTGTTCCATAATTATTGTGTTTGTATATTCATATATAAGTATATACTTTTTTATTTAAACGAAATTATTCAGGTTGTATTGGGTAAATATATGGAGTTGTATTTGTAATATCTCGTAATGCTTGTCTATAAGTTGCCCACTCCAATTTCTTTTCAGCTGATAGTGGTGAATCATTAAATTGAGTCCAATCGGATTCAGATAATAGATTATTTCGTTTCAGTCTAACCGTAAATAAATCCCGTTCAGCTTGTTCATCATTAGTAAGTGGGTTTTTAGTATGTACACTATTTACATATTTACATCGAGTACTAATTGCCTCTTGCCACTCATCATAGGTGAGTTCAATTCGATTTTCCGTAGGAATATACTTAATATCCCAAACATCAGTTGGGTAAAATCCAGTGTAATTCCCATCAGAATCGTATGTTGCAAAAATTTGTCTTTCAGTCATAATTTAATTTTAATTAATATAATATATTATCCCGTTGGAAGATTACCAATAGCTATCCAATACCCATCAACACTATCTAATACTAAACTAACACCAGATGTGGTAAGGTTATATATATGATTATATCCATTTGAACCATTTGAACTTCTATAAGATGCACAAGTTACAACCGGTGGTGAACCAAATGTTACAGGGAATGTTACGTTAGCAGAACTATTTATTCTTCCCCATTGTATAATACTACCATCTGATAATTTTTGGTAATTATTTGTAGACATTGAACTAGCAACCGTATTTGTTTGGTGTTGGTTTCCTAATCCAATAAGGTTATCGGTATAAGTATATGCAAACCTATTTGATGAGTTACCAATATTGTACAATGAATCAGATTCAGGTATAATATCACCCTTTGAATTAATAGCTGTTGAGGTATCAACCCCAAGACCAACTGTTTTTTCAAAATATGATATACCACCGGCTGCTTTAAGTACTTCTTGATTAGCTGAACCTGCTGGTTTTCTTGGTATTCTAACATAGGTATCAGGTGTTGATACTACTTGAATACCACCGGCTTTAATCTCAACGAAATTGGATGGAACAGATACATTTAATATAGTATCGTATGTTGGTGTATTTGCTAAAGTTGGCCCAACAGTATGTGATTGGTATGTAAATGAATATGAATTAATACTGGAACCAATATTTGCTCTTTGACCCGAATACCCATAAAATCTAATTGAATATCTAAATCTAATATTACCAGTAGATGTTAGATTCATTGAGCGCGTTACACCAGTTTGGGCAGAAACATTATTTTGATAACCACTTATAGTGTTGGTTGAAATATATGTCCAAGTACCATCATTATGTGATATAATATCATCTGAAACATAGTTATGAACTCCAGGTACAGAAAATGTATATACCCATTCATCGGTTTTAATAATTTCAACACTATCAACTAATACCAATTTAATACCATTACCATCTTTGATGTTAATCATACTTTTACCAGCAACTAATTCAACAGTCTTTATTTGTTTATTATCGTTTAACCAAAATCCATGCGAATCAGATACTCTAATAGTTTTACCACCGGCTGATACTTTGTAAACTTTATCAACTTTTCTCTTTTTAATTTTAGCTATTTCAAATTCACTAAATTTGTTTACTTCAGTATTATCTAATTTATCATTCCAACTCCATGCTATTATTTTTTCACCTTCAACAACATCTTTAGCAAGAATAGTTTCACCAGATGATAATATAATTTTAGTATCACCAGTTACGGATACAAAACTTTCAAGTTTTACGTTGTGGGTTAATATACCATTAACATAATAAGTATGCTTACCAGATACTCTAATGTTATAAACATCATCGGTTTTCTCATTTATAGTTATTGATGTTATCTCAACTTCTTCATTTTCTGAATTTAGGAATATATCTCCAACATTTATTTTATCAGTTGTTTTAATACACCAAACACCATTTTGTTTAATAATATGTTTGTGTGAGTGTGTACATTCAATTAATCCATTATTTATATTGTAAATTTCATTATCAGCATATGATTTGATATCCAACACCTCTTCAATTGTTTTTTCGGAATCGGATATATGGGTTGCAGTCCAATCATTTTCTTCGGAATATTTTGGTGTTAATGAATCAATATCTAATGATTTAATAAAATCACCAATTTGAATATCTTTAATTTGTTTGAATGAACCATCACCCATTTCAATTAGTGATGTTCCAACTAAACACGTTCCACCTCCCCCTTCTTCTATATATTCTCCGGTATAATAATTACCAGCATTATATGAACTAACAGCTGCGGCTGTTCCAAGTAAAGTTCTACCCACAACAACACCAGTAGAAATATTAACTGCTTCTAAATTTAATTCTGCGTATGCAACAGATGGTGATGAATACCCACCATGGAATTGCCCATTGAATGTAGGTAAATACGATGGGTATGATGTGGTATGACTAACTCCTGCTGGAATTGATACAGATACGGCTGGTATATTTAGTGCAACTTCAAGTGCTCCTGCTGCTGTAACATTATATGAACCCGTTGATGGTAATGATACCATATAACTCGAATAAACAAAATTGGCATTAGATGTATTTGTTGTTACCGATTGTGGTGTTGGATATACAACCCCCGAACCCGTAAACTGAAAGTATTTAACATCACCTGTGGTTGTTGTTAATTCATTTGAAGGTGATATAATTACCTTTTTTTCACTACCAGTATAAAATTGTAATTCAGGTAAAGATGGGTCAAATATTATTTCACTATTATCATCACGTAAATTACCACTATCAGCATCAATAATCCAATCTCCGATTCTACCATCAGTTGCGTTAATACTACCAGATAAACCTGCATTATTAGCGTTTACATTTCCATTAGCATCAACAGTAAAATTATATCTAATTGGATTTGAACCAGAAATTATTCCTATGTTAATAGCTCCTCCATTTATTTCAGAACCATTAATTGTTGAACCTTGAACGTTTCCTGAGAAATTAACACCATCACCCGTATAGTTCAAATATGCACCATCTTTACTTCGTAATGAGAATAACGGGTCATCTGACCCAGATGGAAATCCTAAAAATACACCAACCTCATCAAAACTTTGACTTAATTGCCCCATTGAAAGGTATGGTTTATCGGATTGATTTAATGTTGAACCTGATGTTGATAATCGCAATCCCTCACCAGAAATTATTCTAAATTCACGACTACCCGCTGATAATGAACCTTGTGTATATGTGTAATCACCATTGGTATTGGGATAATAATAAGAGGCACTTGCGGCGGAATTAAATTTAATTGTTTGACCATATGGATTTGATGCTGATAGAAATAATCGAGTTTCATCTTCAGAAATTCCATAAATTTTCATTGCAGGGAAATTCAAAACATTACCAATACCCAATACAGCTACATCAAATGCTTTTATAATATGAGATTTTAAATCACTTGGTACTTCTGGATATGCACTTTCAGGTTGGTCATAAAGTAATTCTTGTATAAAATCATAATATGATAATGGAAAATCACCAGTTTGCCTTACTTCTAAATAATTTGCACCAGATGGCCATGCAATATATGAGTCTAAAGAAGAAGATACGACTTGCAGTGATGATGTTGTGTGGAATGCAATTTGATAAGATGAACTATCTGCATATAATCCATTTGATAAAAATAATTTTGAATTACCAATTTCACTATTACTTGCACTATTACTTGCGCTTAATATTCTATGATTCGTAGTAAGTGTACCAAATACCGTTAAAAGTGCAGAACCACTACCATCAAATGGATTAGGTCCTTTAAGTGCTCTATTTGCTCCAAAACCTACTAGATTATTCAACCCAGCATATACATCATTATGTAGAGATGCTGTTACTTCCGTATTATATTGATATCCAACGGGGAATGTAGTTGGGAAGTAGATACCAGATGGGTCAATTATCCATCCACCAAATTTACCAGCAGATGCTGATACAATACCAGATACATTTAATTCATTTCCATCCCAACGTAAGTGTCTTGTACCATCACCATTTTCAATTGATAATAATCCAGTTGTTCCAGCAGTTCCAGTAGGTCCACCATCTTCAGTTACACCAATATAAACTCCCTTTTGTCCATAACCTTGAATTGATTGTCCGATTGATATATATGGTTCACTATCTCCACCATAAATTGTAATTTGTGGATTAACATCATATGAAGTTGCTGGTGAACCTACATTAATTGTATTTTTAATAAATGATTCTTCGAAGATACCAATCTTAGCTGCTACAAAGAAATCTTCTTCTCCTAACTCTTCCCAATAATCAGTTTGAGTATTAGGTTGTTTGGCGCCAATTAAAGTATATCCAGAGGGTACAGTATCAATTGATTGAGTATATAATCCAGAAACAGTATTTGATAAATAAGTATGAGGACCCGATGGTAATTTAGTTGCGTAATACATCTCAGGTGTACCATCTCCATTCTTATCAAATAAAACTGCATCTCTCCTTTTCTGATTTAAATCAAAAAGATAATTAGTTGAACCACTCCACTCTCCTCTAAATACAACACCAGGACCAGTTGCTCCTTCAAATACTGTTGTTAATGATTGTGATAAGAAATAAGTTGCTCTACCATTTTCTATATCAACTTTATAAACAATTGTAGCTGCTTTATTATCTTGTGGATTTGCCCAAGTTTGAATTGGTGCCACCGTAGCAGGACTTCCTGTTGGTCGATTTGTTTGAGTTATAAATCCGGGTTTACTATATAATGATGCTGAGAATTCTCCCAATGTACCAATAACATTACCAATTAAATCTAATGTTTCCTCAGAGTAAGTACTAACATGCGTTAATTCAGTAGTTCCTTTAAATGCTCTAATTTGTGTACCAGTACCAGTTAACGTTGTACTTCCATCAGTTTCAACTAATACAGCAGTTGCTGGATTTGTTAATGAAACTTGATAGTTATCAGCTCCCGCTTTTATACCAGTAATAGTTACTTCAGATGTAGCAATTACCCCAGAGGTAGTATTACCATCTCTAATTTGAACTTGCCATGTTGCATTTTCGCCAGGAGATGTAGCATCACCGGAACCAATTTCAAATACATTATCAGTACTAATTGTACTATAAGCAAATCCATCTTTAAAATATTGGTAATAAGTTTGAGATGCGGTAACATTAAATGCAGTTGCCGTTAAAAATATTGAATCTAAGGGAGAAGTTACTACACCATCTCCATCAAAATTAACTACTAATGATGATGCAGCCAAACTAACCGAACGAGCATTTACTCCTTCTTTTTGTTTTGTAAAAGATTGTGTACGAGTTACATATTGTGAACCAGTTACAATACCATTTGTAATTGAAAATGGTCTTATTAAAATTGAATAATCAATACTAGCTGAATCATCCGTCATATTACTCATTGATACAAATAACATTGTATCATTTAACCCATTATCAGTTGTTTCCGTTTTTGATGCAGTTAATAAACCAACAGTAATATTATTTACCGAAATAGATGCGGTAAATGTTCCTGGTAATTCTTGTGAATTAAACTCTAAATATTCATCACCTTGCTTAACTTTTAAAGTTGTGTTTGTTGTTGTGTAATCATATACACCACCATTTTCATCAGCAGATAACGCGAGTATTGTTGGGGCTAATTCAATATTGATTGCAGCTGCCCCATCAACACTTTTTTGGAATTGTTGAAAGAAACTTTGTGTATAATAAGATGCGGTATAGAATGGATGAATTTCTAATTTATATTCAACACTAGCGGTTAAATCAGTCATATTGCTAAATCCACTTATACTCATAGATGCATCTCCCATTATTTCATCAAAGGTAGAATATTGAATTCCTTTTGTAATAATAGATGCAGTTGTAAATGTACCCGGTTTTTTACTACTTGTAAATATAAGTGGTAAGAATCCCTGCGTTATAGTAATATCCGTAGCTGCTGTTTCATAACTAAATACTCTACCTCTTTGGTCAGCATTTAAAGTTATTGGATTTGGATTAATTTTTACTACAATTGCATCATCACCCGGGTCTCCATCGGGTACAGATACGAATGTTTTATCAATACTAATAGATGCTGATGTATAATCTTCTAAATAAGTAAATTTAGTACTTAATTGTTTTGTTTGAACTGCTTCATAAAATGGAATACCATTTTGACCGGGAATACCACTATTAATTATATTATTATCAAAATCCGTTACCTCAACACTAATTCTTCTATCAAATGTACCGGTAACATAAAACATATAGTAATATGGTTCAATTGTTTCCGGGTCAACAGACATCGATGGGAATATATTCAATGTACCACTTATAGGTGCTTCGTTTGTTCCTCTCAAATAGAATGAACCAGTTACTCTACCAATATTTGGAGTAAACTCTCTTTCGGTTCTTGATTTAATACCAAATTGTTCGGTATCGATTGGTATAAATCCAGATGCTAAACCATCTTGTAAATCGGTTAGGATAATTGAAGTTAAAATATCATTTTGAGTTGGACCATCCATAAGGAAAACCGTCAACTCCCCATCAATAGAATCTCTATTAAATGTTGCGTTATAATTCAACTCACCACTACCAGTTGTACCAGCTTTTAATCCTCTAATAAATCCACTACTACTTGCTTCAGATAATAGATAATATGATGATGTTGGTTGTCCTAATGGTGTTAATGATGATGATAATACTCTTAACTTTGCATCGGAGAATCCAATTTGTGGTAATCCATTTTTTAATATAATTTCATTTGTACCATCAATACGAATAGCTTGTAGTTCTAAATCGTTATCAGAACTATTCTTTATAAATGTTCCTCTATAAGGTCTAATTTCAAAGTTTACACCACCCTTACCATCAGCAACTCTTGTAATTACAACTTCATCAGTTACTCCTTCTACTTCTCCAGTAAATCTGATATATTGTACAGTGATATCATTTCTAGAACCAGTAAAATTAGAAACGTTTAATGTTGGAGTAAGTGTGTTTATATTATTTAATAAACCCGGATATCTTCCACCAATATATTCAGATGGTAATATATAATCACCAAACTCATCATAGGCACCAGACGTATATGTGATTGAACCAGTTATTACACTTGTTTCAACATTAAATATAATTGTAGTTGGTGGTAATGGATTAGCAGGTGCAGATGCGGAATCAAACGCAAAATATAATTGATTTGGTGTAATTGTAAGACTCTTATTATAAAGATTCAAATTACCACCATCAAATGTTTTTGTTTTTTCTACTGCTACTGGAATGTAATTATTGTTAATATCGTAGAATTCAAAACGATAATCAAATGTTTCTTTTTGTAATGTTTTTGGTACAGTTTGTACAAATGTTATTTCATCAGGTGAAAATGAAGTTTCTTGCGATGCTTTAAAACTAATATCACTTATATACCAATCACTTCCCTTAACTTCAAAATATAATCTAGCATTATCAAAATCATTAGCTATAATATTTTCACTTAAGTTTACTTTTTGTAATACTGAAGTTGATGAATCAATTGTAGTAATTGTTTGAGATGTAGGTGTTCCATTTAATGAACCACTTAAAAATACTTTAATAAAATCACCAGTTGTATTTTGTGATTTTCTTGCATTTAAATTTAATGTATATTCAACACCTTGTTGGATACTTAAACTTTGAGTTGTATAAAAATACGTTCCCGCATTTGAATTTATTTTGGCCGAATTAAATAAGAAATCTCTATTAAATTCAACCGAAACTGCATTTGATGAGGTTAACCAATAATTATCTAACCTAATATCAGTTAAATTACCATAGTATTCTTCAGTAGCAGTTACAGTTTCAATATCTCTTAATAATTCATTAGATTCTAATTGTAAATCTTGAACAAATTCATAATCAGTAAGATTTGATTGAGAACGTCTAAATACTTTAACTCTTGCCGCATCACCAACGAATGTTTTCATATCGGTGATATTGATTTTTGCAAATGAACCAGTAAGTGCAGTTGCTAAATCAGAAACCCCCTCCAAATAATTGAATGTTACTGAGTAGTTTTGATTTGTAAATGATTTTACAATACCATTTTGAGAATATGGTGTAGTTACTATAATTTCAGTATCGCTTACAATATCATCAATTATACTACTATAATTTAAGCTATCTACCGTAATAGTTTGACCAACAACAGACCCTGTCCAATTATCACCACTAGCTACATTTAATCTGTATGATGTTGGTAATGTGAATCCCGTTAATTTTGCGTTTTCATTTGGTACTAAAGGAACACCATTAACAGTACCTGTCTTAGTTATTGCTAATGAATTATTATTAAAAATTGGTTTATTTATTTCAGTAATCTCAACTTGAGGTCTACGATAAAATCTAACTCTATCTTCATTGGCAAGGTTTTTATTAACTTGAAAAGTTCTTTCCCATTTAACATTATATGCACCCTTCCATTCAGCAGGAATATCTCTTGTTACACCATTGTCAACATATTGATTAAGTTCACCTAATACAGTAACTTTACCTAATCCAATTGGAGTATCTTCATAAATGTAAACTGCTATTAGTTTGGAAATTCCTTCATAATATTCAGGTATACCATTTCCAGGTTCGTAATAGATAGGGTCACCATTAACATCTAATATTTCAATTTTGATTTCAGTAGATGGTTGCAAGTATTGCGAACCTTCAATTAGGAATCCATTTTTACCACCTGTAAACGTATCATTAAATTCAGTAATTCTGAAATAATCCGAATTTGGGTTATTATCTATTACAAATGTACCAAATGATGATAAATTTTGTTCTGGTGAATATTTTTTAATTCTAGCCATTTAACTAAGATTTCTTTGTTGTTTCTCTTTATAAGTATTTGTATTTTTTAAATATACATACTTATTCTAAAGAAAACTAAAGAGTTCTAAAGAATGGTTAGTTTAATACGATAAATTATGAATAAGAAATATGCTATGTTACAAATTGATGCTGAGGTTCATCAATTGTTAAAAGATTTTTGTAAAGATAAGGGTTATAAAATGAATGGGTTGGTTGAGAGTCTAATTAAAGATAAAGTATCCCCATTTAAAACTCAACAACCAACCAATATTTTAAGAACTAGAACTTAACGCTAGAGAACCCATTCACTTTTTTAATTTCCATTAAGGAATCTACTACATCTCGCATTGAATCAATATGTGATATAATCATCACAAAGTCAAATTGAGTTTTAAGATAAGCGAACAACATATACAATGATGTTAAGTTCTCATTATCTAATGTTCCAAATCCTTCATCCACTACTAAGAAGTTTGGACGAGGCAGGTTACATACGTTGATTAGAGCGATTCTAATTGCCAATCCTGATATAAACTTCTCCATACCACTACACATCTCTAAACTCCATTTCTGGTCATCATAGACAATATTAGCGTTGATGTTTTTACCATCCATATCCAATTGAACTCCGAACTCTACAATTTGACCTAAGATATTATTAACCTCACCTTCAATCATAGGAAGTGCCTTTGATATCAATTCATATGATATACCATCCTTACTTAATGCATTTAAATAGTATTCATATAATCCAAATTGTTCTTCTAACTCCTCAACCTCTTTTATTCTCGCCTCAATAGTTTCCTTTTGATTTGTAAGGGATGATACATCACCATTTAAGTTAAGAAGTAATTTATTCTTTTGCTCTACTAATGTTTTAGAAGATGCTAAATCAGTTCTTACAATTTGAATTTCAGTTCTGATTTCTTTGTTCTTTTGGATTTGTTTTTCATTCTCCAAATAATCAGCTATAAGTTGTGTAACTTCCTTAACTTCATTCTCTAGCTTAACTTCTTGAGTTTCAATTGTTGATAACTTGTTAATAAGTGTTGATAACTCTCGTTCTACCTTAGTTTCATCTGATTTGGTATCACTTAACAACTTCCAACTTACTTCATAATTCAATAATGAATTTACAGATGATTCTAATTCTAACTTAGTTTCATTATACTGAGATTGCCTTTCCTTAAATTCTTTAATAGATTCAACGGCTTCCTTTTTAGCTTCTAAAATAGTTGCTGAGTTTTCCATACAAACATTACAATCTTCATTGTACTTATGGGAATCTAAATGTTCCTTTTTATCATATAAAGATTCTAACTTAATATCAATCTTTTCAATTTCGTTTGTAAGGGTTTGTAATTGCTCCCTTTGAGTTTTTAATCTACCAATACCACTTTCTATATCTGCTTCATCAAATCCCTCCAATGCCCCTAATAACCTATCTCTATCGGATTGTAATATAACGATATCAGCTTTAGTTTTAGATTGTTGTTTCAACAAGTCGATTAAATTATTTCCTAATGTCGATTTTTTATTTTCTAATTCAGTTAATGAATATGTATCCGATTTTAAAGGAACTATTTTTTCGTTGAGAGAAATTAATTTTTGATTGTAGGTATCCACACTTCCAGTTGCTTCATTAAGTTGAGCTTCTATCAAACTATACTCTTTGTTCTTACTAATAAGGTTAGTTTCTATATCAGCTAATCGTTGAGTGAAATCATCCTGCTTAAACTTTCTGATTAGAGAAGCGTTATCCCTATTTTCATCCGATGCTATGGTGTATAACTTATCAAATACATCAACTCCCATAAACTGAGCAAGAATCTCTTTACGTTCGGTTTGTGATTTATCAATAAATAGTGCGTTATTACCCTGAAGTGATAATGTAGTTAATACAAAATCCTCATAACTTCCCATATATTGTTGGATGATGGAATTGGTTTCCCTCCTTTGCTCTCCATTCAAAGAGGTAACCAACCCATCTTCAACTTTCCAAAAGTCAACATCAACTTTGATGTTTTTTCCTTTATTAATTATTTTTGCTTTCCTTTCAATAAAGTAATTAATCCCATCGATTTGGAAATTAAGTTTACAGTCAAATTCCGTTTTTCTATTATTAAGAATGTTCTTTGCTAAATACGTTCTACTTGTCTTGTCAAAAATACAAAATGAAATAGCATCAAATAGAGATGATTTACCACTAGCATTTGGTGCAAATACACCAACCATTCCCTTAGCGTTATCAAAACGAATTAAGTTGTTTGGTCCATATGAAAACATATTTGAAAACTCAAATGTCTTTGGTATCCATTGTATATTAGGAATACTTTCCTCATCAACTAATCGAGTATTTAATTCTCTATTAATTTGTTGAATCTTATCAATCGTATCAGCATCAGCGAAGTATTGTCTTTTTAGATAATCTCTAATCAATTCATTTTGGAATTCAACATCCCTAACATTACCAATAGAAAGTTTATCATCATAATTACCAGTCTTTTGTTTGGATAATGTATCCATTCTAGTTACTGTAAATTCTTCAACTTTGTATTTCTTTTTGATATCAGTTAATACTCTTTTAATTTTAGATGGGTCAGTATTGGAAATACGAACTCTCAAACGAGGTTTTGCCGGCATATCCGTAACCGCTGGTACAACCCCATTAATTACATCTAATGTATAAAACCCATAATCATTTTCAATATCAAATTCCTCAAATGTTCTTGATTCAACATCCCATAAAAGGTAACCATGCTTATCCAATGATTCTCCGTGGTTTTGTTGGATAAGTGAACCAGCATATGCAATGGTAGGAATACCCAACGTTTGTCTTTTATGGATATCACCTAACATAACCATATCAAATCCTTCAAACATATCAGTTGTAAATGAATTTGATGATACAGTATAACCAATATCAGTTTCTGCATTATTTACAGGCCCGTGAAATAAACAAATTTTATTCTCACCTTCTACCACTTCAGCCTTTGGCCAATTCTCTTTTTTGTCAAGTATCGAATACACAACAAAAGTAATATTGTTAAAGGGATAGATGCCAGTATCTCTAAGATAGTGAATTCTTTCATTATTTAAGTTTTCTACGATTGGTGTAAGTACATCCAATCTATAATTATTATTTAAGTTACAGTCGTGATTTCCGGTAATTAAAAATGTTTCTTTTAAATTAGCACATTCGGTTAGAAACCAACTAATCTCTCTAACCAATTCCGGACTCATTTCAGTTTTAGCATGGGCAATATCACCAGCCAAATAGATAATAGAATTTTCAATATTATCTTTTCTAACATTTTCTAAAAACTTATTGAATACATCTCTGTACTCATTATGTCTTTTTAAGTTACGGATATGTAAATCCGCTAAGTGATAGATTTTTTCTACTTTCATAAATTATTAAGTTTGGATAGGATTAAGGAATCCCATTCCGTTATATTTGCGTTTTTAACTAAATCATTAACCTCATCAAATCCCATATCACCAGCATCTTTACCAATTGGAATAATGTTTTTAACACTTATCCCATTTTTAGTAAAGTATTCAGAATGTTTAACTGAATCACTAACAGCATCCGAATCTAATATGATTGTGATTTCCTTAACGCCTCTTTCAAATATTTTCTTCTTTAATGTTTTTGGTAAAAACTTACCTAAGATTGGAATTACATTTCTCTTAACTGAGAATGAATCAAATACACCTTCCACCAATGTAATAGGTTCGTTCCAATTGATTTGATTATCAAATACAATTACATCTCTACTAACAGGTGGATTTTTATATTTCATTGTAGCATCTTCATAAAACGAACGAGCTACAAAATAATTTAATTCATCATTCTCATTATAAGATGGTACAATTACTCTACCACCATATAATCCATCTTCACAATACCCCATACCATATTTAAGAATCTCATCTTTAGAAATTCCTCTACGATGTAGATATCCCAACGCTTGGTTGTATGCGATGTTGATTGATTTTGGTTTGATGTGTAATGGTTTGAATTCTTTTGGAAGTTGTAGTTTAATTACTTCCTCATTCTCATCCGAACTAGTTGGTGTGTAATCACCATAAATGGATATTATTTTACCCAACTCATTTCTATCCACATTTAATTTGCGGAGTAATGATTGGATACTACGTCCTTTTGAATCACAAACCCAACAATGCCAATATTGGGTATCCAAATTGACTTGTAGTTTCTTTTTGTGGTGATGACAAAATGGACAATGATGGGTTTGTTCGTTGCCCTTCAAAGAAGTACCAACGCCTAAAACACCATCTAATACATTTATAACAATTAATTTATTTCTAGCGGAGAGCATATATTTAAATTATGGTTTATACAAATATACGAATAATATTTGATATATCCAAATTAAATACCAGAATTCTTTACTTCTCTTAAAAATTCAGCTAATAGTTCTAATTGCTTGATTACATTTGTATCACCATTACGTGCTTGCATTCCCCTAACAATATCTTGGATTGAAGTTGCTGCTACAATTAGAGCATCATCCTTTGAATTTAAGAATGCTTCCGAAATATTGAATTTTTGTGCTACTTGTGTTAAGTTCATAATATGTTCTATTTAATTTATAGTTTATACTCAAATATACGAAAAATTTCCCAGTATACCAAATATTTTTGATAAAATTTTCCACTATAAATTGATTTAAGTACAAATATAGTGAAAATTTTCCATTATACCAAGTCTTTTCGGTAAAATTTTCCACTAATATTGCCATTTAGGCAATTGTCATCTGAAAGGACATCGTATTTGAACATCCAATATACCTCATAATAAGATAGTGATTTTTTAGAATTGCAGAATTGGATGATTTCTCGTTTGAACTCATCTTGCTTTCCTTCTTTAACTTGTTCGTTTATCCACTCATTAGATGAGTAGTATTTTTCCCAATCGGATGTTTTACGAACCTTCTTTTTAAGAGGAGCTCTACCACCCATTCCGGCTGCCTTACGCTCCCCCTTAATTTTTGCAAGTTCTCTTACTCCGATTTTTACATTACGAACACTTTCAAGTGATTTCTTTCCAATGTAGTATTTGCCGCTTGGGGTGTGTGTTATCATATAGATAAACCCAACAGCTTCTTCAGAGATTACATCTTCGGTAATCTCTTTATTTTCACATAACCAATTTGACATAAACTATTTTTTAAATTTATCAGAATAAGGTTTACCTGGAGCAAATCCAGAGGCACCTTGTCCTAATTTTCTTCCGCCAGCAGCTTCAATTGCTTTTTCATCTTTTGATAAATCTCTTCCGCCATCAGCTTCAAGTGGAGTTTTGTCACCACCTTTAATATTTGCTTTAGATGCAGCGGGTGGAGTTTTTGCTAATAATTCTTCTAATGTTGCCATAATTTTTGTTTATTATAAATATTATTTAAGTATCGAAACGTACAATAAAATTAATAGGATAATCCGGTAATGATTTTATTGGTTTTGGTAATTTAGCTACTGCTACCATATTAAGTCCATCATCATATAATCCAATTGTTGTAATATATGGTGCTAAGTATGAACCAGTAGGGTCAACTGAACCACTATTGATATAATCATCAAAACTTCCAATAGATACCCCATCTAATTGAGAAACGTATGGATGTTGTGAATCACGAATTAATTTAAACCCAGGTTTATAATATGATGCAGTGGTAAACTGATTTGATGATAGTTTTTTATCTCTTCTATTTGTTACAATATCAATTTTTTCTGCACCTTGCTCATAAACAGCAGTTGGGTTTTGTGATACGTTAAATTCATTCTCATTAACTGATAGGAATATTTCATTCTCATAAATTGTCATTGTAGAACGATATGATATTTCAAAATTACTAAGAGTTGTTTCATCAACAACATCTTTAGTAACTACAACTAATCCCCTATCGTAAAATACATTTCCTTTTATATTACCAGAATTATCTACCAAATTAGAATTACCATCATCAGTTACACTAACCGCTCCATATTGTAATTCCATTGTTCCTATTTTTATACCCTCACCATAATACTCCTGTGGTATTGATATTACACCAATAGCATTACCCATAATTCTTTCATTAGTGGATGCATATGATTCACGATTACCAACTTCAGTTAATACCGATGCGGTTGCTGGATTTAAATAGAATTGTGCATATATTGAATCATACAAAGTTCGTTTGGATATACCATTGGAATTTGTATCGTCTGTTTCAGAATCATACAAATCACTTTGTAGTGTTCCATACAATGGGGTAATATCAGTCTCATCCAAAGTCCACTCTTTGTAAACTTTGAAAGGTCTAACGATTACATCCGATTTTGGAATTTCTTTTATCATTCGAAATATACTTTCATATAAATATCTAATAAACAAAAAACCCCCTTATTCAGGGGGTTTCTATAATTTAGGGTTTATTAATTTCTAATTTTAGAATGATAATTTAACTTTTATAAGTACCTCTTTATCAAATGATTTGTTTATAGGTTGAGATGTTTTAGCTACTGCGATTAATTCGTTTGAATCGTTTAATAATCCTACTGTTGTTATGAATGTTTGTGGGTCAGTTTCGAAAGTTGTTTCTACAAATGTTCCATCAGTATTTGTGTACGTTGGGTTATTTGAATAGTTGAACTCTCTATTTGTTGCTCTAACAAAGAAATGTTGTGTAGAAACGTTTTCAGTTCTACGAGCTTCAAAATCTGCACCATTAGCAATTGCTTGTACTAATCTTTTGTGATTTTGTTGTTCTGCTGCTACTGATATAGAACCACTAACATTAACAGACGTTGTTCCCCAAGGTTTAACAGTACCAATTGTTGTACCAATTGCGGTTGGGTTTAATATAATAATACCTCTATCAGGATAGAACAATCCAAATCCTTCGTTTGTAGAAGATGTTGTTGTATTGATTGTAGCTTCGTTTTCAGTACCTAAGTTAAGTGAACCACTTACTACTTTAAATACTCTACCAGCTTTACCTAATGTATCACCAAATTTCTTACCACTATCATCAATGAAAGTGAAAACTCCATTTGAACCAGAAACGGTCATTGACCAGTTTCCTGCATCCATCTTTTCTCTATATCTTGCTCTATTTAATGTGATAGCGTAGATTGAATTTGAATCATTAGCTATACCACTTCCATTTTCAAATGAGAATTGTGTATCAGTTGGGTCTAATAGAATAGAACGATATTGTGCGTAAGTTGCTTTAGAAGCAAGTAATGCATTATCATCATTCTGAAGTGATACTGAACCACTACCATTCACATGTCCATAAGCTACACCGAATTGAACTTCAGCAGCAGTATCCGTTCTTGGGTCAGTACTATACACATCATAATAGTAATTACCACTTTGGGCTACTTGCGTTGATGAAGTATAAGCTGCGGTTAGGGAACCAGCATCTCCACTCCATATTCCAGTTGTTACGATTTCTACTTTTGCATTTACTTTATCGAATTCACCGAATCTTTTGTAAACTCCAGTAGATACTCCAGCACCTGCTTGTAGTTGTTGTCCAGCCGGTAGGGCTGAATTTAAAAGAGCTACGATATCATTACTATCGATTTGCCCTCCAGCTGCTAGTGCTGCGATTTGGGATGCGATTTGTGGGTTGTTTATAATTGCCATATCTTATTTTCCTTTTATGCTCTATATGTTACAGTTACAGGAATAGTTTGTGAACCTCCAGTTTCGTTACCATAAACAGTTATTGTTGTTGAAATATTTGTAGTTAACGATGGATTTGGTGTAAATGCAAATGATAAACCATTTACTACTTGTGCAGTAGTTGTGATTTCCTCACCTAAAAATACCGGTACAGTTCCTGCCCCAGCTGCCCCTTGCGATACTGATAATGTTCCAGCTCTTTGGTCAGCTAATACAACAGTGTATCCAGCGTTTGTATTTCCAGCAGGAGAAGTTGTTGGAGAAAGAGAAACGATTCCCTCATTCTGAAAAACTCCTATTGATGGAATACCCAATGATACAATTGGAATTTGTGTTGTACCCTTTGGTAGTGTAACTAATTTATAACGTAATACCTGCGTTTCATCAGGCGATGCTTCCAAAATTGGAATTGCTTTTATTGCCGAATCATAATATGCACTTCCTTTTGGATGAGCTGGTTCGTACAATGTATAATCAATCTCATCATCACCTAATGCAAATTTGGTTATGTTAAGAGATTGACCCGATGCCAATTTTTGTCTACCTTTTTTGGTAAGAATAGCATCTACTGTAATTGATGTGTTATTTAAATATCCCATAATTTTTTATTATCCCTTTTGATATACTATAAATATAACTTTTTTTAAATTTAATTAATTTTGATTAGTCAACCTCCAATATTGGTTCACCTGAACCTCTACCAGTATTAGCCACTCTAAGAATGTTAGGATTAGTAGTAAATATTTCAACCGGGTCTAATCCATCAGGCGTTGTAGTTGATGTTTGTTGTGAACCTTCGAAAAATGAATATTTTAATCCTTGTGTTAAATTATTTTTATAACGATAATGTGATGGGAAGTAACCATTTAATGGAGTTACCTCTATTACATTATTACCAATCGATGGTGGAGTTGCCCCAACCGGTACAATTGATACATTATACCTATAATTAGTTACTTCTTGAATTTCGTACTTAATTTGTTCATTATTTGTTGTTGCCGGCCAACCTTCAGTTTGAACACTTACTTTTTCTATATAAGATTCCTTAACTTTATATATTTGCTTTCTTGATGAAGTCATATTACCAAATATATCTAATGTTGTCAACGAACCAGTTCCATTTAATGCATATAATCCAAATCCTGCCAAATCCAATGATTTATCATCCATTCCAATTTGTGTAGATGAGAATGAATCAACAGTAGATTCTAATTTGGAACCATTTGGAATTTCAATTTCTACTTCATAAGTTGGATATGAACCTTCTAATACCGTAACATCTTCTAATTCAATTAATGAATCATATGTAGGATAATCAACTAATAATCTTGTAATTTCATCTGAATTAATGGTTGCTTCATAGTTATCCATTTGAAATGAAAACTCAACATTATCAGTTGTATTAATAGATGTATCATGTACATTATAAGTAGATTCAACTTCTATATTATCACGTGTATCAATTGATGATTCATAATCACCCCTTTCAGCTGCTGGTTGTTTCCATTTAGTTTTACTTCTTTCTAAATAATGTGGTTCAATTAATAAACCTTTAGAAACACTAGCTCTAGCCGGAACTAAATCTTGTAATACATCAAATAATGATTTGTCGATTTGTCTAACTAACTGAATGTATTCATAAATATCTCTATCTAATCTTTCAAAATAGTATTCTCTTAAAATTCTAAGTTCGTTGTAATCATCCTTATATTCATCAGCAGGTGCACCAATATAATTGTCAATGTTGAATGAACCAAATGATTTTAAGATATCCATATTCAATTCCTTAACAGGCGAAAAGAATAATCCTAATCTATTTGAATCAACTGGTGCTCTATCAAATGCTTTTTTGGTTGCTCTAACTTTGTGAGATAAATCACCAACTAAAGTTTGTTGTTCAAATCTAATTTTATCAGATTGATTAAATCCTAATGACGGTACGTTTGCCGTTACAGTCCTATCATATGGAGTATATTGGTATGGATAAATGCTTGATGATGGGAATGATACAGTTGTACCATATGTTACACCATAAGCTTGAGAAACCGCAACATTCAATAAGTTGTTATCGGCTGTTCTATCTTTTGGGTATTCAAAATCAAATCTAACCCATAAATCTTCAGTAGATGCTGTATATGAATTTCCATTGGTTGCATCAGGTAGAAGTGTATGTGTTTCAATTACACCATCTTCCAATGGTTGTTTCCATAAACGGAACTCATCCATTGAACCACTTAATGCATATCCAATTTTAATCAAACTACCAGTATTCCAAGAAGTATTACCAGTTAATACTAATGGTGCCGATGTTACTTGCGTTCTAATTCTATCACCCAATGCATCCTTTGCAATAATTTGAAAAGATGAATTAGCTCCAACTAATGTTCTATTAATTACAATCTCAGTATATTCATCATTGAATATATTAAATTCAGATGTGGATGCGGATGCTACTAATCCAGTCGATGCTGATACATAAAAATCTAATGTACCAAATGTACCCTTTGTATTAGTAACTCCCAGTTTCCAATTTTGAATAGAACCACTTTCAGCTTTTACAATACCATAATTACCCGGCTGAGTTAGATTAACTCTTAACTCAACTGAATTTGGATATGTACCACTTACTTCTTTCCAATCCGTTTGAACATATTCATTTGTATTGGTAAAGTTAATAGCTGCCGTTCTATCATCAAATGTAAATTTGGTGCTACCACCCAATGTTGGGTCTTGTGGTCCACCAAACTCCATAATAGTTAATAGAGATTGTGGTACTCCATAACAAGCCATTACAGCTTTTAAAGAACGAGCCGTACCTTTATGTTTTAATAAATAAGGTAAGTTGTTTAATATTCTTCTCCAAACTTCTTCGTTTGCAGATTTTAAACTTGTACCATATTTTTCAGTTCCATCTTTGTTTTGTCCAAATGCATACTCCCATAGGAATTGAGAATCGTATGCACGTTTCCCCTCCCATCCCATTGATTCCAACATTTGGAATACCAATTCATCTGAGAATCCATTTGAAGTGGCTTGGTTAAGATTTTTTAATTGTTTTAATGAATTTATGTATGCCCAAATGATATCAAAGTGCTGTCCAATCATATCTAAGAATAACATATATTCTTCATTGTCATAATCCTCTTTGATAAATCTAGGAAGATTATTATTTAGATAGTTTGGATTATACTTATCATAATCATCAGCCACACTTATAATAGTATCATACCAATCAATTGCCGTATTACTTGTAGTTGCTACAATTGTATTAGAAACTTTTGGATATGCTAAAGAATTTGTTGATGTATATAAGAATGTTTCAAATCCATCAAATGAACCAATTAAATTATTAATATTATCTAATTGTTTATTTGCTTCAATTTGAGATAGAATATTGTAAGAAGGAGTTTCGTACTCTAAAAATAAATCATTTTCGGTTAATAAATAATAATCATTCTCCGTTGTTAAATAAGTTAATACAACATTTTGAGAAGAAACTGAGTTATAGGTTGTTTGGTATGTTTCTAATAATTGAATCTTATACCAAAAGTTTTTAACTCTTTCAGCAGATGAACCAAAATGTACATAGTTATCAAAGGTATATGTTGAACCAGATACATATTCAATATTTAATTGAGATGTATCAATATCATTATTTGTTATATACTTTTGTATTAATGATGTTGATGTAGTTGAACCACTTGCAATCAAATCAGCAAAGATTTGCATTCCAGTTCCATTATCAGTTTCTAATGTAAAATTAGGTCCTTTTAATGGTTGACATAAACTATCTAATTTACCAACCAATGTAACCATTTCAATCATTGGTTCCGTTTGTGCCTTTGTTATCCAAACTTTTTGGTTTGGTTGCACAGACGTTGGTAATGGTTCGTATAATTTAAGGATTAATGAATCCTCAGTTGGAGATAATACTGCTTTATCAATATTACTCTCATCTAATCCAGTCCAAGTTGTAATTACTTTGTTATCACCATTACCTAAATGTAATAAGTGAGTTAAGAATTTAGATTCATCAAATATTTTTCTATCGAACTGAGCAACAAATCCTTCAACAATTCTATTGATTGCTAAATCTCTTGGTATCTCTAAGTCACCCTTATCAAATAGGATAGGAATAAATTCAATAGGCCCCGTTACAACTTCTTTACCTGCAGTATTATATGGTATTAATTTAAGAGGAATTGTTACTTTATCAGTAGTAGATTGGTTTATATTAACCATATCTCCATTTCTTCTAAAATCAGATTGAGCTATGCCATCTTCCAAATTAACTGAAATTTCTTTTTTAGTTAATTTAGTACTAATTGGAGTAGCCGTTTCAAAAACACTAGCTGGGTATTTCTCAACTAATTGTTTTACATTAAATGTTTGCGTACCCTTTGGTGAAACTTGAATATAATCAGTTGAATTACCAACATATATTCTAACATATGTAGTATCAACAGAATTCCAACTAATATCAAAGTTTACATCATACCCAATAAAATCAGCACCTCTAACTACTTTAGGATAACTAATTTCTCTAATATCAGGCACATTTACAAATACATCATCAACTACATTAATGAAAATATCTAAACCAAATTCAGATACATTTATTGATTCTTGAGTAGGTTGATTTGTAACAATACTTTGAGCTACAGTTATTGGAGCTGGTTTGATTTGTTCCCTTATAGGATTATTTGTAAGTAATCCAATTTCATTTTTAGGTGTTGTTGGAAATGTAATTGGTGTTATTGGAATTGTTATAGGTGGTTGTGATACAATTGTCGCACCTCCACCGCCGCCTCCTCCTCCATAATTTGGAAAATTAAAGCCACCGCCTCCACCACCATCATTGATGAATGAAAATCCACCCTCTGTGTTGGAACCTAAATCCGTTTGTAGTGCTCTTATCATATCTTATAAATATCCAATTTATAATTCTTATTTGTCTTATTTACCACTTATCTAAAGTTTTGTTCCCTATTTCTACTAGGTCCTCCACCTCCACCATAAGGTGAACCACCTCCACCTGATGATGGTTTTGGTGTTACTGTAACTGGTTTTGGTGTTCCTATTGATGGAGTTCCTCCACCAGCATAAGGATTAGATACTACCTTTGGTGGTGTTGATACTACTACCTCAGTAAGAACTTCACGAGATGGTCCTCCACCTCCACTATATGGATTTGTTGTTATTTTTATAGGTGCTTCAACCGGTCTTACTTCATTTTCATAATCACTTAATGAAAATGGAAAAATCTTAGCACCATATTTACCAATATTTTTAAATACAGAATGTGGTATTGTTATTCCAGCTACATCACCATCCTGTAAATCATCAAACTCCAATATATCTTGTCCAATAATAACAGTAACAGCTTTAACATCTGCGTTTTTTAAAAATCCAATAGGTACACCTAACTTAGAATTTATGTTATATATTATTGATTGCTTTTTTAATAATGTTATTTGTGGGTTTAATGCAGGTCTAGGTGCTTTAACCAACTCAGTTGTAATTGTTATTGATGCGTTATTATTTAATGTTATATTATAACTTAAACTTTCATTTGGCGCTGCTGATATTGGTGGTCTTGTATTTGATTGTATTTGTGTTATTCTGTATAGTGAAGTATTTGCGGATTCTACTTTAAATGTAGTTCCACTAATATCAGAATATGGAGTTGAACCATTATCAGGAAAAAACTCAACACTTCCATTTTTTACAACCCTAACCGAATTACCAGCACCACTTACGTTTACAGTAAAATTATATAAAGCGGTATCATTTTCAACTGATTGTTGGGTTAAATTAAAATTTAAATTTGAAACAACAGATGAAACAGCGGCTGTTGTATTTGTTGATTGTTCCACATCATTTATATAATGCTTTACTTTCATTTGAGTTGATGTAATTCCCAATGTACCCAATGATGATAAATCAGGTAAATTAAATATATTAAGGAATGGTCTATTAATAATAGTTGCACCATTTGGATTTTCTAATGAAATTACATATTTATCACTACTGGTGTATCCTTGTTTTTCTATTGTTATTACCTTATCACCATTTTTTAATTCTTCTTTACTAAAAGTTAAATTTTCTGATGTTGTTTTTGATGAATTTATACCATTAATATAAATACTTGCACCAGCTATGTTTGATGTTATTTGAAATGTTCTATTAGATGGTGTTGCTATAATTGTTGGCGTAGGTACAGCTATTGGTGTTGGTGTAATAAAAGTACTACCACCACCGCCGCCACCGCCGCCACCACCAAAAGATAAGTTTGAACCGAAATTACCAAATTGGTTTTCGCCAAACCCATTACCAAAGGAGTTTAAATTAAAATCATCATATTGTAATGCTTGTATCATATCTTATAAATATCAAATTTAAGAATCTCTACTAATTCCACCACCACCTCCATATCCACCACCGCTAGTTTCGGTTGGTGTTGGTGTTATTTGGCTTGGGGTTGGTATTGTTACTGGGTCAGGAGACACTACCGTTGATTTAACTGGGTTAGGTGTTGAAAATACAGGTATAGGAATTCCAACAGGTATAGCATCTTGAATACTAACATCTCGTGTTGGATTACTAACTTCAGTTTTTTGTTTGGTTACCATTACCACAGCAGGTTTAGCTCCAATCATAACATCCGATTCTCTTCTTTGTAATACAACACCAACATCATCTTTACTTTCATCAAAGCCAGCATCGATTTCAGTTTTTGTTTGTATCGTTCTCATTGGTAAATAAACTTGTACAATTTCTATTAAGATTATTTGTGCTATTTTAAACACATCTTCTCTGGATAATTGTAGTGGTAAACTTATCGATTTTTTATTTCCATAATTTGCCGATTTAATTGATGACTCTCTACCAGCAAATTCATATTTAACTGCTTCAACAAATTTAGTATGTATTTTAGTAGCTAATGTATCCAATCCAGCTATACCAAATTCAGCAACTAATTTATTATACCATTGTTGACTATAAGTTCTTTTAATAAAATCATCAACTATTGATGGATTTATTGATTCCAAAAAAGTTGGAACATATGGAATAACATCATCTTTAAAATCTCCACCATTAATTAATATATTAAATCTCTGAAGTAAATCAGTTTTTTTAGATACATCATTTATTAATGGTAATAGTTTAACTTCAGTTCTGGATGGTGATATTTGCTTAATCCACATTTTTTCATTTGGTGATTCAAACCCAACTCGTTTATTTAATAAAGTTATTTGAGTTTTAAATATACCATTATCATAACCACTTTCTTTTAACAATCTTTCTATATCAATAAAGTATTCTTTTGGGAATTGCAATGCTTGAAATAATGTGTTATCTGCAATTAAAAAGTAATCACTAATATTTTGTGAGTTTAATGGGACATACCTAACTAATTCACCAAATTCACCCTGTGGTAATTGTGTATCGTTAACATCATAGATGATAAATTCAATCATATCCGAATCAGAAAAACCAAAGAATGATTGAAGAGTTCCCTGTTCAAAAATTGCTCGGTCTTTAGCACTAATTCTAAATGCTTGATTATCAATTATTTGTTTAAATGTTTGTATTGCCATTTTTATATTTTATATTATGTAGCCCTTCTACGTCTTGCTTGCCAATAATGTGTGTTTAATGTAAGTGTACCTTTTGAATTAGCATCTTTTAAAACTACTTTACCATCAAATGTACCTTCATTATCATATTTACCACCTCTTCTAGAAACTACTATGGCTACTTTACCAGGTGTACTACCACCATCAGTTGATTTTGGTATTGTTATTTTACCACCAACAACATTACTAAAATCAAATGCATTATTTCCTTGTTCTGATACTGTTAATACCGCATCAATATCACCCACATTATACAAATCAAATCCATTTCCAATAAGAAATCCCCTAGCATCTTTTTTTCTATCATCATACCAAATCTGGAAACCTTCATTAAACTTATCTGCAATTTGTACTTGTATAACTTTATATCCGATTTTTTCCGATATTGCGTATTGGTTTGGTAATCCATTTATAAAATCTAATAAACTAGCTTTCTTAGCAGCATCAGTTGCTAACTCTTGTTGCTCTTTAAGTTTTCTTTCAAGTTTAAATGCTTCCTGCAATGCCTCAACCCTAGCTTCTAAGGATACCCTTTGTATTGCTTCATTTAATGAATTAACAATTGCGTTTTGTAAATCAATTGTAGTTGTTGCTATTTGTGAGTTAGCAACTGTAGATTGATTTTCAGCAATACTAGCTTTAAGCTTTTCACCATCAACTTCAACTCTCAAACTTTGTGTTACAATTTCAAGACCACTAACCTTAGAACGTAAATCTGATACTGTCCTAGTTAAATCCTTTACCTGAAGTGTTAAATCAAATACACTTTGAGTTGCTTCATTATATATAGGTCTAGCTACACCATCAAATGGTTGAACACGTCTTTGTGGTATTAATTCAAATATAGTTGTATCAACTGCTTTAGTTAACTCATCTATATTATAGTTAGGTTTAACCAATTTACCAGAAATAATACCATCTGCCAAATCTGATTCTTGAAACAAACGGACACCAGCTGCGTTCTTCTCATTTAATGCTTGAGAACCACTAACTATTATTCTACCAACTTGTTGTTCGTTTTTTAAACCGGAATCTTTCATAATTATGCTATAACACTAAATGTATAATCTTCATCAAAAAATTGAGGTGTTCCATCAACCACAACTTTAATTTCTATTTTATATACTCTGTCAACTTCCCAATTAGATAAATTTAATTTAAAGAAGTTTCCATCCGTATCACAACTTACTTTAGTAAATTCACCAAATGGTACAATTACATCACCACTGTGGTAATCTGATATTTGGTAATACGTTTGTTCATTTAAGAACTTTGATGTTGAGTATTGAGCGGTTGAACTAAATGTTTTAATTGGATATAATTCTCTACCAACTACTCTTATTTTAGGAGTTGTATTTACTTTATATTCCTTTTTAAAATTTCTTAATCCAACTTTTATTTCTTCTGCTACCAATTCAGTCATTGAACCAGTTACAAAAGTTGTATCATCCCAACCAATTCTAATTTTTGGTTGATGTATTGTTTTTGTTTCTTTACTAAAGAATTTTAAAATACCATAATCAGATGTATTATATTCATTTGCAAATGGTAGTTTTAAAATAAGACCATCATTTGGAATTGAACCACTAATCCAATCTTGCATAATATCGTTGATATCCATATTGACATCAGTTGTACGATATTCAAAATCTTGCGTAGCAAATACATTTGAATAAAATGTACCACCTAAACCAGCATAAGAACCAGTAGATACTTCAGAAAATTCTGCGGTTTGTAACCAACGTAATACTGAATCTCCCTCTCTATTGTTCCAAGTTACCCCAGCGGTTGTGATATCATCAAATCGAGTACCCTTGCCCATTTCCCAACTTTGTGAGATTGGATATGCCTCCAATGTAAATTCCAATGGTAGTTCCTCAGAATCAGTTTCTCTCAAAACTAACTCAGCAGAACTCATTGTTACATCACCACTAGCTATACTAGCTGAGAGTGGCTCTATATCGAATTTAAGGAGTGCTCTTGATATATCTTTTATGTTACCATAAAATACCTTACTCACTTCCAATACTTCATCTAAACCAGTGTTTTGGTCTGGTTGTTGTAAGTACACCGATGCATCTTTTGATGCTGTTAAAAAGTATATCATTATTTAGCTCTTCCTTTTATATCCACGTCCGGAAACTTAACTTCAAAAACCGATGGGTCCAATGATGGATAAATTACTTTATCTTTAGTTGCCGCCATTATATTATATGAATTAGCAGAATATTGTCCACCACATTTATTTACAATTTCCATTTTTGGTACTGAACTTACCCCATCCACATTAGCTACTATTAATTCCAATTCACTTAAGTTGATAGTATTATTAAATGTCCAATTATCAATATTAAAATAATCTTTTAATTCTTGAATACAATTAGATAGTACTTCACTATTGTTGTAATTTCTAAGTGTAATAATTTCAAAATTAATTCCAATGTTTATAATATATCCATTTGATATATTTACACCATCGGTAAGAATTTTATATTCTGTTAAATATGTTTTTAAGTTTTCCTTAACTGCTCTATTCAGTTCCGAAAGTTTACCATCTGCATCATATCCTAATAAATAAAGATTGATTGCGAATGGGTTATTTTTTTCATTATCATTTGAAGTTTTACCAACTAAGAAATCTCTAATTTCAGTTTGTACACTTCTCCTATCAGGTTCTTCATTATCCGGCTTATTAACAAAACTCATTACCAAATCAGTAAACTCATTTAGAGCCGATGGTGATGATAATATTGCTGATGGGGAGTTGTTATCCAATGTACCATCTGCCGTAGCGTATGCCTTTGCAATACCCCCAAATTTGGATGGCATTGCCAATACTCTAATTTGATAATCTTTAGCAGTTACTGCTCTATTTTGTGAACCAAAGTTTGCTAATGCATTTTGTCTAATCTCTTCAATTGCTTCACCATCTCTACCACCAGTTGCAGGTACTTCATTATCAACGGCAATTGATGCTTTTGTTGTATTATAAATTGCACGTTCCGTATCAGTAAATAATTGTGTATCTTCTTCAAATTGAATACCAGTAATTCTAGTAAGTGTACCTTTACCAACATTTGATGAAACACCACCACCAACTAAATACTTAAGAGTTATAGTTGTATTTGATGGTGAAGTACCATAAGTTTTAGTATGTAAGAAATTGGTTGGGTCAAATGATGCTTCCAATCTATTGATTGAATTTGGTAAACCTAATCCAACATTTTTTAAATTTGGAATTAAAGTTTCATCATTTGCAGTTGGGTCACCAGCACCAAATTGAACAGTAGTTGTACTATCTGAATTTACTTTCTTTACAAAACGTTTTGGTGTTTTTATTGTTTTAAGAATGTAAGGTACTGTTGTTTTAAATTGATATAAGTCCGGGTCATTATTTTCAGTATTTGGGTAATCCACAAATACCATTTCTTGTCCTAAATATGGAACCTCATAATATTTGTTTCCGTTTAAATCTCTTACATCATAAATATCAATTACATTAGTATCAGCAATATCAATTTTTTGAAATGCTTCATATGAACCAAAATCAAAATCTTGCGTTTTTATTTCAGCTGAAATTGCGTTTACATATTTCTTAACTAAATAAAATGATGGTTCACCAGAAATGGCATCCCTTTCATATAAAGTTAGTTCTCTATCAGTTGAATCGGTAAAATCTATAACATTTTGAGTAATGAATTTAATACCACTTGCTGATTCAACCTGCATACCCTCTTTAATCCTAAGTAAAAACTTAGTATCAATTGTATTATTAACACCAGTACCAATAGCTGGTACTAATTGGTAAACCGATAATGTTGTAATTGCAGGTGATGTTACTTTTGGAGTGTATCCTAAATATTGTGATAATGCAATAACATTTTCAATATCTTCCGCATGAACCATTAATGATTCCTTTAACGTATCATCAATGTAATATGAAAGTGAATCACCTATATACGATGCCATTTCAATGAACATCATACCAGGAGATGATTCATTAAAATCAGAATATGTTTTAGGGAAATAAGTTTTACTAAACTCTATTAAATTATTTCTAAAGTCCGTAAAATCTTTATTAAGGTATTTTATATCCTTACCCTTATTCTTAAAATTCTTATTTGTTTTAGTTATTGCCATATTATATTATCCTTGTACATTAAATGTTACTTCATTTAAATCTACACTACCATTAACTTGAAACTTTAGTGAAATATTTATTTGATTCCTATCTTTTAATGCATCTGTTTGTTCAACTACTATATCAGCTATTGTAACATAAGGTAGCCATTGTTCAAATGCCTCATTTATAGCATCCTCAATTTTGCCCTCAATATCATCATTATTAAAATCAAATAGTATTTCATGTAATCCACTACCAAATTCAGGTTGTAAAATTCTTTCACCTCTTTGTGTTAATAATAAATTTTTTATGTTTGACTTTATTTGGTCGGTTGTATTATATGTTTGAGTGAATCCATTTCCTCCAATTTGAAGAGGCAAAGATATACCTATCGCATAATCATTGTACGTTTGGGTATCTTTTACTATCTTTGAACCTAATTCAATTGCCATATCTTATAATTACATTCCAGGTCTCCAACCACCTTTTGATTTATCAAATGCTTTAACTAATGCTGAGTTATCTCTATTAAGAATTCTATCCAATCCAGCTAATCCAGTTGTTATACCCAATCCAGCTTTAGATGGACCTGAGCTCATATCACCATATCCCATTTTTTCTGCTATATTTTGTGCACCCATTGTATGAACATCTGATGTATTAAAATTTAATGTTTTATATTCATCTCCCATTGGAGCCCCAGCGTATGGTGATTCCGTATGTTGTGTTCCATTAAATGGCTGTGTTTGGTTTAACACTTCATTCAATAAAGGATTTTTACTTAACATTCTAGTTGGTTGTGGAGTATGTTGAATACCCTCACTAACCTCATTATCCATAAATGTTGGTTGAGCAGGTTTTTTAGTTAGAGCTCCTCTTAATTGAGAATTCTCTCTTAATAACTTTTTCATTTCAGCCTTTACACCTTCTTTAACTAAGGTTGGTAATACGGCTTTTATTTCATCTTTAACAATAATTTGTATTGCTTTTACTAATTTATCAGTATCCATACTTGTTTAGTTTTTATTCCCTTCACTATAAATATCTTATTATAATTTTTTGGTTATTGAAGTGATAGGTACGTTATGTTCTATTTTTTTACACAAGGAGGTGGTATAACAAACCCATCATATTTTTTTGGTGCTTTTGAAAATACACCACATCCATTTCTATTAAATCCACCACCACCAGTGTTTCCTTCTATTGTTGTTATTGAACCATTTGGTAAAACCGCTGATACAATTCCAATATGATGTGCATGTCCTGTCTTATCTGAATATATTACAGCTGCTCCTAATACTGGTTTAGATGACCAATATCCTTTTGATTTTGCCCAAGATTTCCAACTTGCACAAGCTGCTGCTCCGGGTGGAGTTGGTAAACCGGCTTCTTTCCACCAAGTAGTTACAGCACCCGCACACCAATAATAACCAGAACCAGATGATTTAACTTTCGCTTGATTATTTAATCCAGCAAATCCAATCATAGCATCAATTCTACCTGCTTTTGGTAATTGCCTACCTCCAGTAAAACCACCATAGTTTTTACCAGGTGGAGTACCAGTTTCTAATATACCAATATCCTTTTTGGCCGCATTAACTACCTTAGCCCCAGCAGGACATTTAGCATCAGTTATTTCAGCCAATGCATCAACTTCCTCTTCAGTTAAATCAACATCAGCTGCGTTTTGTTCACCTGCTTCTAATTCTTCTTCTTTTAATGTAGCATATTCTGCAGCTGGTTCCCTTTCTTCTAATGAAAGTGTTTCATCATTAGCTTCTATTTCAGCTTCAGCTTTTTCAGCTTGAAATGATTCAATTTGCTCAGGTGATAATGTTGTATCAGCTGCATTTTCAACCTTTGCTAATGCTACGGCAGCTGCTGCAGCTATAGCGGGTACTGATACCGATGGTGAAGATGGTGGTACCATATATCCAGTCCAAGGTAAAATACCCGGAGCTGGTAATGGTGATGGTACGGCTGGGTATAATGATGTAGTTTGTACAACTCCAGATACCGTTGTTAAATGAATCGTTGCTGCCAAAATGAATTGGTCAACAATTAATCCAGTATTATCATTTGGTGGTATTGGTGGTTGTGGAGTCCAAACTCCAGGGTTTACAACCAAATTAGATATAACCGCAACGTTTTGAACCGAACCGGGTGCAGGTATCATTGGTATTGGATAATTGTTCATAATCCCACCGGCCCAATAAGCTTGTACACCTTTTCCAAATTCACTAACTAAACTAAAAGCAGGTGAGTTAGATGCTTGTCCTTGATATAATGAAATTTTAAATAAATTTTCCATTACAGATGTATTTCCATTTTGAAGAGAAACCATATGAAGTAAATCCTTACCTGCTTTTATGGCTTTATCATACTCAGTTGCCCATAGGTTCGCTACAAAGTCAATATCCTCTATATTCTCAGGTGAATTTGCTTTATTTAATATGTTTGATTTAAAAGTTGCCCAAGACATTTATGATGTTTTATTTAGAGTACTTAAAAATTCTTTAAGTCTTGATTTAATAGAGTTAAAATCTGCAATATTTGTTGGGCCTGTTGCTGATGGGCCTGATGGTGTTAAATATATTTGTGCTACAATAGCATCAATTAATTCTTCCATTAATCCCAATAGAGTTTCTCCTCTAACTAATGATTCCAAATCAACATTACCAATATTAACTTTACCATTATTAGTATTTAAGTTTATATCCTTATCGTTTGTTAAAACGTTAATATTATCACCAACACTTACTTCAATCCCAAGCTTATTATCAATTGATAATGTACCATCTGAAATAAAACCATAATTTTTCTTAGAATAGAAAATCATTTCAGATGTCTTTGCTGAAAATATTAATCTATCAGAATTTATTAGGATTTGATTTCCTTTTAAATCAGATGGGTAACTTTTAAATGCCGATGGTTTGGTTTCAAAATCAGATGTACCAGAATCAGAAACAGTACCAGGTTGAAATGGTAATTGATATTCGTTACTACCAAATACAATTACACTACCATCTCTATTTACATCCTCTTCAGTTGATTTAGTATTATCCTCTTTTAAACTTATTGAGTTTTCAATATTTCTAATAGTAATTGTTGGTGAGAATGAATTATCAGGATTGTTATATCCAGAAAATCTAATTGATTGTCCGAAACGGCTTTCAATTGTAGTATCACCCTCATATAACTTTAATTTATGCAAATTACCATTTGCTTTAAAGTATTTACCATATCCATCTAATTCTTCAGATTCAGCATTACTTCTAACTATCCCAGTTGATTGAACTTTTCCATAACTAGCACTTTTATTTACAGAACTTTTATCAGTTGGTTTTGCTGATTTTATTGTAGTCTCTTCCGAATTTATATTTGGTGTAGCCGATTTACCAATACGTTCATAATACGTTGCACCACCAGCTCCACTTACAATGTTTACAACTTCATTTATAGTTGGTAATGAATTATAATTTAGATTTTTTGGAAAAGCAACAGACTCAGCAGTTCCTTTATTACTACCACCTTGTGATTTATATTGAATTGCGCCTATATAAATAGCTTTATCACCATTTGGAATTTCTAAATCAGTTAATACAGAATCATCTGAATTTAAAATTACATGATATACTATACCCGTTGTAGATGTGGGTGCTCCACCCTTACCACCACTTTGATTTGCTCTAACTGATGAATTTCTATCAAACATACTACTTTTGTATTTTTTGTTTTAACTCTTCTACATCATTCTGAATAGAATCAATACGTTCTACTTCCTCTTGCACTTCTTCAATCTCTGCTAACAATTGTTCTCTTTCGGCTGCTGATAAGAATCCATCCTCACCATCATTCTTTTGATTTGCCAACATTATACGTTGTGCTATTGTTGCTAATTTAATTAATTGGTCATCATTTCTAACGGATGAATCAATTAAATCTTTTAAGATTGGACCAACTACCGCCATATCACCAGCGTGTCTAATCGTTTTCCTCATTTCAGCAATAAGTTCTGAAATATGTTTCTTTTTGGTGATTTGGTTCGTGTAAATATCCTCAAATAACCCACTTAGGTTCTTTCCAGGAAATAATTCAAAATCTATTGACATACTTTATTGGTATATATTGTTTATATATATAAATATCAATAAAGTAAAAAGTGATTTTAATTTGAAAGTTTAGTAACTACAATTTTGATTTTAGGAGTATATCCGTTTGGTAGGTCTCTTTTAATTCCCTCAAACGATTCTATTTGATTTTCTCTAAAAGTTAGCTTTAAAACTTTGTTTGTTAAATCTAAAAGTAATTGTGATGATGTAACCATTTTATTGGTATCTCTCATCATATTTAGATTAGAAGAATGTTTGTATAATTTTTTTCTCATCAATGGTAAGATATCATCTACCTTTTCAGCACGAGTCATCATTTTTTCAGCTGACATTTTCCTTAATTTTGATGATAAGTAATCAGGCCCTTCTATATATCCAGCCCCATGATGTAAGTGTCCGTGATTTGTTCTAACTACATCTCCATCAGTATGCAATTCAAACTTAGGATTATGCTTTGATGTTGTTTCAATTGATATCATTTTATGTGGAGTAGATATAAAGGTATGTCCTTTAATTCCACCATCAAATGTTATAGCTGAATTTACTACATCTTTAATGGTTTTCTTAGATAATGCGGTACGAATCTTATTACCATCTTTAGAAGGTTTACCACCTTTTTTAACGATTTTCTTTTCGTTCTCATCATACCCAACCATAAGTGCAGTATTAACTAAACCAATACCATACTCATTTAGGCCTTCAGACCAATCGGTAACAGTATCTCTTAGATATGCAACCTCAACACCATTGATAACAGTGTGAACTATCTCTAATGAGGGTTTATAAGCCCTATCTCTATTTTTGGCTAATATTTTAGAACCATCGATAGACTTACTAACAATTATACACATATGAGTTTTCCCAATTGGATGGGAGCCGTTTTAATTACTGATATAAATATCTAATTTAAAAATAAATTATCTACCCTGTCCCCTATAAGATTTCTTATAATGCTTAGAGGTTTTTGAATTAGATGTTCTTGTTTTAGAATGAATACCCGGATTTGATACTTTTTTCTTTACTCTAATTGTAGTGCTTGTTGAACTTGCTTTTGCCATAATATATTGAGGTTAATTTTTTATAAATATATGTATAAATTTGAAACATCAACTTGACAAAAAAAAAGTGATAATTTCTTATCACTTTATAAATTTATTTGTAATGTAACATATTAGTATGCGAAAAAGTCCATTTCATCTGCTTTTGAAACTGTACCATAATCCAAATATTCATTTAACATTCTTATTTGATGTTCCTTCATTACATTAACAACCTTTGTAATATAATGCGTTTTACAATCTGTCATTTCTCTTATTAAGAGATATAAATGTTTTTTGTTAAAATTTTCAATATTTTGACTTCTACGGAACAATTCTAATATTGCATCTGCAATTTGAATATCTCTTTTCTTAGTGAATACATTAGTTAAATTAGTATCCCAATAATTAAGCATTAAATCTTTAAATTCATTATACTCATCACCTCTTTGAGTTTCGTAAAAATCATTTTCAGGATTCCAACTTTCAGGCATTTCTGATAATAATGATGTTTTCTTAAATCGTTTGTAATTTGAATTATTATTTAATATTAAATAATTTTTAGCAACAATAGAAAAATATGAGAATGCTTTTCCCCTACCTTCTTTAAACATATGAATTTTTTGAATTAGAATCGCAACAACTTCACATTGTACATCTTCTTTAGGTACATCAAAATATGTAAACTTAAATGTGTTTAAAATATTCTCTGCTAATTTTTCAAAGGGATATTGTATCCTATCTTTATATAATTGATTTTTTTCCCTATCGGAAATTGATTTATTATACGCAACGATAGCATCTTCGGTATCTTGCGTAAAATACATTTTATTTTTTCTTGGTCTTGGCATTTCTATAAAGTGTTTTTATATTTTTCAATAATATCCTTTAGCTCAGTAAATACCGTGCCAACTTCATCATCTGATTCAAATGAACCCCTTAAATCAATTGCTCTCATATCTTCCAACATGGTTTCAAATTTTTCTAATGTATATTCATTTAATTCATAATAATCCGTTTGCGCCTGTTCAATTTGACTTACTAATTCTATTCCCCTAAGAATCAGTACCACATTTACAACTAATGATAATAACAGTAAAGTAAATAAGATTGCTTCCATATATTTTATATTTTAGTAAAGATACAAAAAATAATTGATATATCCAAATTTATTTTAAGCCTCTCCGATTGGGCCGTTGAATAAATTAGAATAATCTATATCATTTCTTTCTATTGTTTTTAATTGATTTTGTAATTTTTGTATTTTAGCCAAAACAACTTTATCAAATTTATCTTTATCAATTACATCATTTTCAAATAATTCTTCTAATAAAGTATCTAATATAACTTCTAATGTTATTACTTTACTTATCAATAATTCTTCCATATTAAAATGTTAATGAACCAGTTAATTGTCCAATTGATTTAATAAATTGCTTAAACTCTCTATCCGATTCAGATTCATAATCCGTATCTCCAAATGATTTTTTAATTGTATAATCGGTATATCCCATAGCTGATGCCATTCGTACACACATAATTTTAAATTCAAAAATATTCATATCATCGGGTACATCAAATGATATGTTCTTTGCTTCTCTATTTAAAGGTTCTTCGGATTTGTATGATAATATTGCCATAACTATACTAATTGATAACCCTTAGATATTAAAGATTGTGCGTTTTTAAATTTAATAAACGCCATATCACCATTCGGCCCCTGTAACATTACTTTATCATTTCTACCAGGTTGTTTGGTTGAAATTACTTGGGTTGTATATCTACGAAGTTCTGAATTAATATCAATTCCATCAATAGCATCAATTAATCGTTGAGCTAATATACATTCAAATAAACCCATATCTTCCATAAGGTCTTGTTCGGTTTTCCAAGTTTCCTTATCTGCTGAAAATTCAACTATACCCAAATTATCCGTATTAACTTTAAATGATGTATGTCTAATTGTTTTTCTTGTTTTTTCTTTGTTACTATCTTTTTCAAAGTACAAAACTAATTTATCAGATTTTTCAGTAACTGTTGGATTTACCAATGTTAATGGTGCATCTTCAACTAACCTTAATGTAATAATTCTTTTGTCCATATCCACATCATGTGATGTAAATGAAATACCTTTTAATTTTGATATCTTATTATTATAATCACTTAGTTCATCATTTGTAACTGGTGATTGTTTAATCAATTTTACTTTCATAATATTCTTTAATTTTATTTTCTAAATACTCAATTGAATCAGAATTTCCTATAAATCCCATATACTTTATATAGTAACGAATATTAGTTGGATTTGTTTCTAACTCTTTTTTTAATACATCTAACTCAGGTAAATATTTTGTTATATATGTCATAGTAAATCCTCCGGACTTTGTCTATAAATTCTATATGAATCTTCATCAAAATGTTCTGTTGATACTTCAAATATAATTGAGTTATCTTCTAATGCGATTAACTGATGAGGTAAACCCCGTTCAATTAAAACTGATTGACCCCTCTCTAATGTAGTACCTTCTAATTTCCCATTTTCAACATCAATCCAATTAAATTGGAATCTTCCTTCTTGAACATACCAACTTTCTTTTTTAATCAAATGGTAATGCATAGAAAACCTATTTCTATCTTTTGTAAACACTAATAGTTTACCACAATATTCATTGTCATTATGAACCCATAGTTCATAACCCCATTTCTTTTCTACTCTTTTTGGAGTATTGATGTTTACTTTTATTTCCATTAACTATAACTGTCTACTTTTAATAATCCACTATACTCACATATATGCTCTTTACCAATGAATGGTAGTATTGCTAATTCTTTTGCTTTTGCCTCAACCATAATGTCCACATCGTACCCATATGTGTTGGGGATTCTATTAATGTAATCGGAATGGGCTTGGTCTTTGATTTTTGTGTTGTTTTCATGTAATGATTTTGATTCTGAATAATGTACAACCGGCGTAATTGATTTAGGCCAAGTTGATACGGCTAATTTTAATGCCATTTCCTCTGATAAATCACCAGTACAAAATTTGTGGTGGTGATAATCAAATACAATTGGAATACCAATTATATTATGTATGAACATTAAATCTTTAACTGAGTACATTGATGCTTTATCATCATTCTCAATTGTAAGTCTTTTTCTAACCGATGGTGATAATCGTTTGAAGTTTTCACAAAATCGCATCATAGCAGAAATCTTATCACCATACACACCATTACAATGTATGTTAATTTTATTATATGGAGATTTTTCCAATCCCATCATATCAAATACTTTACCATGTAGTTCTAAA